CTTCACGCGACCAAGCTCAAGTATCTCGCGATAAAGCAGATGAAGCTCGTCACGGCGCGGAAGACGCTCGCACTGCAAGTGAAAAGGCATCAGCCCAATCCGAAGTTTCTCGCTTAGCGAGTGAAGCGGCTAAAGTATTAGCGGAAAAATCTCAACAAGCCGTAGAAAAATCAGAAGCTAATGTAACAGCATTAGAAACTAAAGCATCATTGGCAAGCGAAAAAGCCATCGAAGCGGCGTTAAACGCTGGCAAAGCTCGCGATGAAGCTCACCAAGCTCAAACTAACGCAGAAGCTAACGAAGACAAAGCGGTAGCGGCTAAAGATGAAGCTACTAAACAAGCTGATGAAGCTAAAAAAGCTAAAGAAGATGCATTAGTTGCGGCTAAAGAATCTCAAGCGTCTGCAACTGAATCATTAGCTAAAGCTAAAGAATCTGCATTATCTGCGGTAGATTCAAAAGACTTTGCTAACCAAGCAGAATTAGAAGCTGGTAAAGCTAAAGAGCAAGCGGAAGCCGCTAAAACTCAAGCGACTAAAGCTGAATTAGAAGCTACCAAAGCGGAAGCTAAATCTAACGAAGCTACGGCAACTTTAGGTAGTGTTAAAGCCCAAGCAACTTTAGCAGAAACTAAAGCAGAAGAAGCTAAAGCAAAAGCGGAAGAAGCTAAAGCATCACAAGAAGCAATCGCAGTATTGGAACGCACTGTAACTTCGAATGCTTCTGCGGCGGCAGCGAGCGCTCAAGCGGCGGCCAAATCTGCTGAAGCGGCAAACGATTCAGCAATCGAATCTGGTAAAATCGCCGTTGCGGTAACCGAAGCTCAATTGAAAGTTTCACAAAGCGAAGCTCAAGTAGCTCAACATCAAGCAGATGTAGTGGCTCAAAAAGCGGAAATCCAAGCTATGTTACTTGAAATTAAAGCTAAAAAAGCTGAAGTGGAAGTAGCAGAAGTTAAAATCAAAGCCATGTTAGATGAAGTTCGTAACTTACACGAATCATTCAAACGTTGCCCTACCGCAATCCCAACAACTGTGGTAACCACAAAATCTGTTAACGCAGCGATCCAAGAATACCTGGATGCTCATAAAGCACCTAAAGCTGACGCTACAAACGCCCACGCTTAATTAATCGGGAGGCTCAAATGACTGATAAAGTCGAAAAAATTGAAAACTTTGAGCCTCTTCAACCTTTAGACATTAAATTTAAAAAACCGGAAAAATTGCACGTATGTGGATGTAATCCGGAGAATCCAATTGTTAAAGAGGTTGAAGAAGCATTAGCGGCATGCGGTTGCGGCTCTAACGTATACACCGCGATTGCGCCTTTGATGGTTTTCGAAGAATCTTGTGCTATGCCAGTTAGCGTGGAAAAGCTCATCGTTAAAGAAGATGAAATTAAATCTGCGCAAGACGTAATCAATGAAGTTTTCTCATTGTTTAGACCAGCGGGCTCCGAGCCGGATTGTTCTAAAATTGAGAAGATTATCAAAGAGCTCAAATTGGATGCACCTAAAGTAGATCTTAAACAAGCTCCGGAAATCCAGGATGCGGTGATTGCTAAGATCGCAGAAAAGATTCTGGCTAAAATGCAAGGTCGCGTGGCTATCATCAAACAAAAAGATTCAAAATTGTCTTGTCTTGGTAAGGATGATAAGATTGAATACTTGGTCGTTGAGAGCGGCGAGAGCGGCAACGGTGGCGAAGCGCCAAAACCGACTCCAAATCCGGAAACTCCGAATCCAGCGGATCCGGCTAAACCGGTGAATCCAGCGACACCAGATATATCTGGTTTACCAGCAGATGCTAGAGATGGGATCATCGAGGATTTAGTTGGGGTAATCGAAGTGGCTCCTGGAGTAAACGTACCTTCTGCTAATACCGCGAATACGGGTTTATAATATAATAAACATTACTAAGAACAATAACAAAGGATAACAAATGAACTTCTACAAAGTAAAAGACTTAGCAAAATCTTGGAGTGTTTGGGCGGCTTCTGCAGTCGCAGTAACTCCAGTAGTAGATATGACAACCGGTTTATTCTCTTTCATCCCTGAGAAATACAAACCATTAGCGGTAACCGCAATGGGCCTATTAACCATCGGTTTGCGCGCAATCAAACAAGTTCACACAGTTTTCAGTACTGACGAAAACGACGTAACCAAAACTGCAGACGCAATTTTAGGTGCTAAAGAAGCAGAAGTTCGCGAAGCTACTGCTAAAATTGAAAAAGCGGCTAAAGATATTGAACAAGTAGTTGATGTAGCCAAACAAGCTAAAGATATTGTTAAAGCAATCAAAGCAAAAGCGGGTAAATAATCCTGTATGGAGGTTAGAATGAATAACCAACAAATCGCAATGAACGATTTCCACGCGGAATTTAGTAATTCAAGCTTTGACAAAATCAGCAGACTCCTTTATTGCGGTGGCATTAAGGGCGCATTATCTATGTTGATATTCTGGACCTCCATTACCTTAGTACGCGAGATTTACTCGCGTATTACTGGTGAGGATATCATCTTCCATAACACCGAAGAAATTGTATTCTGGGTGGTCGGGGTATCTACGATAATCATAGGTTTAGTCGGATTGCGCGTGCATGAAAACCGTTTACGCTACCTGAGCTTACTTTTAGGAAGTTTTGTACAAATCTGGGTAGCAGTACAATTCTATCTTCACAGCAGTGAACCTAGCTCTTTTGTACCAGCCGCCACAGCTCTATGGTTCTTCGGAGCCGCAATCTACTTTAAGGGAGTTATGAATGGCCATCGAACCTGCGCTTCTTAAGAATATTAGCGATTATCTCGTTCATATTCTTGTATTCTTTGGAGCTGTAGGTGGATCTTTGAAAGCATCGGCGGGTAGAGCGAACGTTAAAGATAGCAAACTCTTAAACGTTCTTATTGGTATCTTCTGTGGTATTGCAGTAGCGGGACATTATAGTGCCCAATTATCTCCCTTTCTCGCGGGGATTTTAAGCTTAGCGGTATCTTCAGTGAGTATAGTAGTACTAGAGGATGTTATACTACTAGCACCGAAACTCTTGGACTGGTGGATTTCTAGAAAATTTGAAATAGACAAGGATGAAATTGAAGATTTTCGCGAAAGATACACCAAGGCTAAGAAGAAGGCGCCCAAACCTAAAAAACCAGCCGATTCACAGGGATCGCAAAACCCTTAAATAATTATCGAATTATGCAAATGGTGCGAATTGCGATTTTAGGAGAATTGTATGGCAATTACATTTTTACAACCAAGTGATCTTAACGAGGATCACTTCGAAATTAAGAAAGGGAAAGTCTGCGCTAAGCGCAAATCTTCCAAGTTTACGCTAAACTGGGCGATCAGCAAAGATGTGGTGGCTAACCATCACCCAAGAGATTACGATAACCCGAGTCGTCGCTATCTTCAAGTGGTGGATGGAATTGGCAAGTTCCATTTAGATTTTATGCCGAAGAAAGATATTAGCGGAATCACTAATATATTCGCTTTGCCAGCTGGATGCCCAAGACCTAACGATTTAGTGGAAGTACAAACGCACGATGGTGGTTCTGTTTTCATGACGGCCGGTGCGACTGTAATTCAAGGTCTCAATCTTAAAGCAAATACTCGATATATTGTGGACTTGCTAGCTTTCTTTCCGGATTATTAATTTCAAATTTTGTTCAACAAAACCTCTAAACCTCAAAGATGTAAAATTTTTGAGGTTTTTATTTTATTTTATGTTAGGATATATTATAATATACATATTACATCTTACGTTTAGGAGAAAATTATGTTCTGTAACGATTGCAAAGATTCAATCAAAGCCTTCGGGGCTATATACAAAGATGGACTTTCTCTGAATACTGACCGCAAGGTCAAAACTTCAGAAACTCCAATCTCTGTTTTAGAAGAAAGCGACATCCAATATCAAAAAGGCGACCACGCACCACATGTGCAAGTTGGTATGGTAGTAAAATCCAAATACGGCCATTCAGTATTATTGCAAGAAGTATTAGCCCTTTCGACCTATCAACATCCTACCTACGGTAGATTCGTTGGCAAAGGTTTAGTAGTAGAAAAGAACTTATGTAGCAAATGTGTTCCATTTACTATCAAACATCCACGTCCCGTGGCAGTTTTTGAAGATGAAATAGAAAAGATTGAAGCAGTGCAAATTCCAATCGAGCGTTTGCATAAATGCGGGGAACGCGTAGTGGTAGAAAACACCAAAGGTGAAGTTTTCGAAGCTCGTATTGAACAAATCGATTTTAATGATAAACAATTCCGTTATATGGTAGAACTTGACGGGGTTAAAGTTTGGTGCGCGGAGAGCAAATCTGAATGTTCTTTGGATGGTCTTCGTTGCAATGATTTCTGGGTTTTAAATGAGTAAAGGTTAATGGGTTCTATTATGTTAGATTTTTTAACAAACAAAAAGAACGAACTTTTCGGTGAACAAGTTTCTACTGCGGAATTAAGAAGCGCAATAGCTCACGAAGTATGGCGCAATTCCGCGGTTTTGAGATCTGCAAAGTTTAGCGGTAAAGGGGTTATGATCACGATGGGTGAGAAGTTAGTAGTCCCATCAAATCCGGGCGCGAATGTTGCAGTATACACTGATTTTACCCCTAACTATCGTTCATTAGTCCAACATCCAATGAGCAACGAGCGTTGGGATACCAAGAAATTCAAACCAGGCGAGATTGGTTATGTGGCGGCAGATAGATGCTATCGTCAAATTTGCTTTACTCCGACAAATCCGCAGCATGTGTTATTGGCGAGTCTAGGTTTAATTTTCCGTTCACCGGAAGCTCTAGTAAGCTGGGCTAAATCTTGGGGATTTAAATCTAACCTATTCTTCTCAGTGCGAGATGTTCCGGAAACTCCGCGCGATTTCATACCTAAAGCGGAGAAATGCGCAGAAAACGCCGAACAATCTAACAAGTCTATTGTGTAGATGGGTGTTGGATGAATTACAAATCCGTAAGTTCTAGTGACCTAAACTCAATTCGCCAAGAACTTCTAAAACTGCAAGACTACAAATGTGCCATCTGTGGCAAGGATTTATCTAATGAGCAAACTAACAATCAACACGTAGACCATCAACACTTATACAAATCCGACGAGCTTGGATTTTGTGGAAATGGTCTAATCCGTGGAGTATTGTGTAGAGATTGTAATGCTTTGGAAGGTAAGATTTGGAATAATCTTCATAGATTTGGTAAATCCGATAAATCCAATCCGGCGGAGTCTCGTATCGAGTGGCTTTCCAATTTATTGGAGTATTACAAAAATCCGCATTATGCAAAAGATCCAATCTTGCATCCTAAGGAGAAACGAGCGGAAAAATTAGGTAAAGCGCAATACAATAAAATTTTGAAATGGTACAAATCACAAGACTTCGCTTATAAGCGTAACGGCGATCTCAAACCATTTCCAAAATACACCTCTAAAATTTCTCCGAAGATGCAAGGTTTCATCGACCAGATGAGATCTGCAGGCATCGAAATCTAAAATATTTTCAAAAATTCTGCAAAAAGTAGCAAATTCTAGTTGCCTTCTTAGTCGAAGGCGACTATAATGTTCATGTTAAGTTAATTAATTATAGTGATTAAGGAGCATAATATGAAAATCGCTAAATCCCTTCTAGCAGCTGCTATCGTAGCTTTCACCGCATCAACCGCAATCAACGCTAACGCGTCTGGCCCAAACACCAAATCCGCCCGAGCTTTAGATCCTGAAGTTAAGGTAATGCCTGGTGTTACCAAAACTAACCAATACGGTTTTATGTTTAAACGCCATCCTTTATTAACTGGTGTTCACGCTTTGGAAGTCCAAGGTGGCACCATTATGTTAAGCGGCGCAAAACTTTTAGATTATCGCGAAACTGAAGGTCCTTTAGTAGGCTTCTATTGCTACTCCGCCACTAATGATAGCGGTAATGCAGTTTGTTCGGTGGATGATGGTGGTTATATGAGTTTTGAAGAATATGCCAACTCTATCGGTCTCCGACCATATGTTCGCTACAATAATACTTTCCAAGATCCGAATGGTGAAATGGTGGAAGCGATTATTGGTTGCTCTAAAAAATTCACTCAAAAACAATGCCAAGATTACATTGTTGACGAATATACAGGAGCAAAACTATAATGCGTTTACAGTTAGTTAGAGAAGGTCAACAATATAAGACCCGACAAGGGGTTCTGCTTACTGTAGTGGATGTAATTGAAGGTAATAGCCCGCTCGAGGTGGATTACGTGGTGTTTGAAGTTGGTGGTGTTTTAACATCTACCACTTTGATCGATTTTAATCGTCAAGTTCACCAATTAGTCAATGAATCTTGTTTCCTCGCTACCGCGGAATACAAAGAAGATTTGATCAAAAACAAAATTGAGTTTAAGTATAATCACGGAGAAATTTGGTTAGGGGCAGATGGTCAAAACTATCTGATTCTGCGTACTTTGCGCTCCGGCAAATCTCGTTTTGTTTTGTATCCTATCCGCACGGATGATTTCATCGACATCGAAGATCTCCCAACTTCAGATGATGTGGAATTGGTAGCTCGCGTAACTTACCATCAACCGGTAAAATTTGGTTGTATGCAAGTTCTTCTAAAAGATTCAGTTTGGGATGTGCAAGAAACGTTTCAACATACGGTAAAAATCCGCAGTGCGGAAGTCTTGGATGTTTATGATCTTCCGGATGAACTTACTGTAGGTTTCGGCAACATCGTAGCTTATCACCCCACTGCGTTGGACTACGAGGGCTACCGCGAACTGGTATGGGCTTGTAATGATACCAAAGATGATGGAGTTCTCCGAACCCTGCAAGAGTTGGAGCATCAACTTCTTCGCGATCGTTGGATGGTTGAGCACGATTGGTTACCGAAATAACGAAATAGGAGATATGATGGATTCTTTTAATTATAAACATCCCGAATTCCAATATCTTACGCTGATGCGTAATATTTTGGAGAATGGGGTAATGGTGGATAACCCAAGAACTAAAAGTAAGTGTTTAACTTTGCTTAACTATCAAATCAAATTCGATGGTAATGTATTTCCGTTAGTGACGACTCGTAAAAGCTATTGGAAGCAAGCGATCTTGGAAATGATTTGCTATATGCGCGGGTATACCCGAAAACAACAATTCAATGATCTTGGAGTTAAAACTTGGGACGCCAACATCGAAAATTGGGATTCCCCGTACAACCCGGATAAAGATTTTGCCGGTATCATCTACGGAGCTAGTAGCGAACAAGTAGGTTTAAGTTACCAAGATTTAGTTGAACAAATCAAACAAAATCCTTACGATCGCGGGCATATTTGGAGCTTCTGGAATCCAGAATATTTCAAATTGGGATGTTTAAGGCCTTGCATGTTTTTGCATCATTTCAACGTGATTAACGATACGTTGTATTTGACGAGCACGCAGCGTTCGCAAGATGTCCCTCTTGGTGGAAATTTCAACATGGTGCAAGCTTGGTTTTTGTTGAACATCACCGCAAAACTTACCGGTCTTCGCGTAGGCGACGTAACAATGAATATCGCGAATTGCCACATTTATGAAAATCAAATTGAACCGGCCAAAATCCAAGTACAACGTCAACCTTTCAATCCACCAAAAATTGAAGGTATTTTCGAAGGATCGAAATCCAAAGGACTTACGATGGATGATATTTTAAATCACCCTGATCCTTTACGGGACGTAAGAGTATTGGAGTATATGCATTGGGGGCCTATCAAATATGAATTTACTGTTTAAAGTGCCGGATTGGTATGATCCGGATAAAAACCTTATCATTGATTTGGATTGGGATTCCAGTGATGTTTTTGAAGCTCAGGATACCGTCCGAGGTGATAAAGTCCCGTGCGTAGTAGGTATCAATGGAGTTAGGATCCACGCTATAGAGACCAGATGGGGCAAAAAGGCCTATTTTGGAAAGGATGGCTTGGATGAAGACAATAACCTCATATTAGACCCTTCAAGCAAATACAAATATTATAAAATCCCGCGTTTCTCGAGATTTGGAAGATCGATATCTCTGTATGATAAGGTGTTATGTGATTATAACAGTTATAAATGGGTAGTTTTTGATATAGATGAAAGCGCAGGAAGATACAAGTGTACTAATGGATTTGAATATCGTTGGTATAGTAAGAAAGATCTTACGCTTATTAAATCTCTTACCCCGCCGAAAACTATTAAGGAGCAAATTAGATGCATTTTAAACAAAATTGCGCGTACAAAGATAATGAAGGCAATTACTGGTTTGTACGCTGGGTAGATAAGAAAACAGTCTACAACACCACACCAGATCTGCAAAATTTTTCAAAATCTCTGCTAACCGCAGGATTATTGAAATTTGCAAGACCAGACTATCTTCCAAATGACGGTTTTACAGAATACATCTTCGATGCTGAGACTGGCGAGATACAAGTTCCTTACTTTAAAGAGCAATATTCGATTGTGCTTAACAAAGATAATGTATTAGATTATAATCTAAACAATTCATTAATCGATATTATCAAAAATTGCTGGAAACGTATTACTACGAGACCGGCAGAATTTAAGAAATTCGATATGGTTCGTTGCTTGAGTTTTAAAGAAGATGGTATTATAATTACTAAAGATGAATTAGATAACCAATTCTTAATCTACTATCCATTTACCGGTATTAGACAATGGGAACACGCCAGTGATTTAGAATTTGTTTATCGCCCAGTTAAGACAGCCAAACTAGTTAAATCAAATGCAAACTAATCAATTAGAATTTAGAGAAATAGTTCCGTTTTTCTTGGATTGCGTAAAGCAATTAGGATGCCAAGAATCGGATATCCACAAACAGGATTTCGACATTGCCTGTAGATGTCCAGTTTGTGGAGACTCGAGAACTCGGAAGAATTTAAAACGTTTACATCTTTATCAAAAAGGAGATGTTATTAATGTTAACTGTTTCAATGGTGATTGCTCCGTTAAGAATATGACCCCTTATAAATTCTTCCAGGATTATAATTCTCGGGTTTTTGAACAATTCAAAAATTTCTACAAGCGTAGATTCTTTGATCAAGTTCAGGTGGAAAGAGCGGCAAAAGAGTTGAAGGAATCTAATTGCGATTCCTGTAAATCTTTCAATTCGTTGAACGCAGAGGATTTATTTGCAGTCGATCCAGAAATCCAGGATCCAGAGCGGGAAGCTAACAAAGCTTTGATATTGGAGATGATCCAAGGCTTTGAATGGACTTTAGATGATTCAAAAGATATGAAGGCTTTCAAAGATTTGGTTGATCAAGTTAAAAAACTAGGTAACCAAGCTTTTGATGATTTCAAGATGATGATTAATTAATAATCCTCGCAGCATAAGGTCGTTTCGTAATAGGTCACTGAAAATCTATAAATATATTTGTAAGTATAACAATTATATTTTTAGAGAATTAGGTGACCTATTTTGTACACTAACAACTATAAAGTTTGTTTGGATGATTCTATCCAATCCATTCACAAAGAATTTAGAGATCACGCTAGAGCGTTGTTAGTATCGCTTGGCGTAGATCCTAGCCCTTCAAACGTCTCGAAACTTCGAGGTGTCAAAATCCCTGGTGGAGTTAAAATCTCAGTAGAAGATAAGGATTATCTCGTCTACGAGAATTCTTCGTTTGTTCAAAAATTAGAACAATGGATTTTAACATACCCGCTATCACTTCCAGCGAAGTATCTTGCTTTATTCATTTCAGGCTCGGTAGAGGCAAGCTTTGACTTTAGCCATTCCATCCAATTAGCCGAGAATTTCAAAAAGAATCCTACGGATAACTCCTTATGGACTTTGAGAGCTTTCATCAATAATGATAAGTTTTTGAATGAACATCTATACGAAATCTTAGTAAGTGAATTCGGCGGATGTGATTTGGGTATCCAAAATCTTGCCAGTATGTTTGATTTCAAATCAAGTAAACAAATTACGTACCGCGAAAAATCTTACTGGATTTTCGAAATCCCGAAAGCGGCTAAGGATATCAAATTGAATTTAGTAGGTCAATATCTCGGTGACCGAAACTTTGAGGGTTGCTAAATGGGCATTAATCCGAAATTCGAAAGATTCCGTTACTTCGAGATTTATAACCCGGAATTACTTAAACACATCGAATCCCAAATCGACGTGGATTATTTCCCTAGAGGGAATGATCCTTACTTAAATGAATTTGTGGATTCTATTAAATTATACATTAAACAAAAAATTAAAGGATAATAAAATGTGCGTTACCGTAGCAATTAAATTACCAAGAGATCGTGAGACTGGTAAACCAACCAAAGACTCACAATGGACGTTATTCAAAATTCGCGATCGCGCATACGATCCGGTGTACCAATTCAAAACATTACAAACTGATAAATCTACCACTTTATTCTTAGTTGACGAAGATTCGGATTGGACGGAATGTATTCGAGTAAACAATGCATCCGGAGATACCGAACTGATGTTCGTTAACTCTGCGTTGAACAACTCAATGGATAAGAAAGATGGTACTTCAAAATCCAAAACAGTTAAGAAAAACGGCAAGAAAGCGGATCACGGATTAACTGCGCGTCGCGCAAGCCGCGAGATGTCTTTAAAAGAAGCTTTGAAATCTTTCCAAGAAATGAAATTCGATGGCTGTACTTTTGTAAGTGATGGAGATAAATGTTTCTTGATCGAATCTTCGCTTCCAGCGGATGTCAAGAAAGAGCTCAAAGCCAAGAAAACTAAAGAAGGCGCGGAAAACACTTTACGTTCTGCGGCAAAAGAAGAAGATTATGTGTCTACAGTAGAAGAAGTTACTGATTGGTTGTGCGTTCGTACAAATCACGGCGTAACTAACGAGGAGGCTGGTTACCAAGAAAATGATGGAATTTCTTTTGAATCTAGTACTTCTCGTCGCGAGAAAGCAGAAGAGTATATCAAAGAGCACGTTTTCGAAGTTTCCGATATTCTACCTGCGGTAGATGCTATGGGGGAAGAATTCATTGAGAAGAATGCTTTCTTACGCCCAAGACGCGTTAAAGAAGAAGTAGAGAAGATTGCAGAGAAAGACCCTGATTTCAAATCGATCATCTATTCTACATCAGCGTTCGTAATGACCAGTAACGGTAGTATTCGAATTAAATTGTATGATGCGAGCATTAGTGAAATCAATATGGGTAAGATCTATAGTCAAGATTTCCCAATCAATGTAAGTATCGAAAGATAATATTAGGAGCATAAAATGAACGGCGCAAACATCACAGATTTAAAACATCAAGTTTCGGAAGAACAAACGTTCTTCCTAACTTTGGTTGAACCATACAATAATGTAGATGATTTATTCTTTAGTTTATTCAAAGCATTCCCATTAGCGGTAGTCCCAACAGAACCAGAAGCTTTGATTGAATTCAAATCTAAATTAGAAGAACTTCTAAACTTTGCTGAAATGCAAGACGTAGATGTATTAGTACAAGATCGTAATGCTTATCAAAGTTTCCGCGTTAAGAGCTTGGAAGATTTTGATTATGCAACACAATACGTTGAACATACCGATAAAGAAGTGACTCCGGAGCTTCCGGATATGGGTAACTTCTGGTCTATTGCCAATGAACCATTCGAAGTAAACTTCAATGCGGTGTATGATAATATCCTAGATCCAATTGATCAACGCTTTACCGCTCGTGGGGATCTATTGCCACAAGGTCAAATAGATCTTCCAGATAGTACATTCGATCAACGTCATCGTTTAGGCTCTAATAACCAAAGCGAACTTCGTATTGTAGATCGTCTTTCAAAATATGGGGAGAGCTTCCCATTCTTGAATGAAAATGGTCAACTTTCTGATTCTGCTCGCGCGGAGTTTGAAGAGCTTTTAATGTCGGAAGCCACAGACGAAGATCTTTTAACCTTCTTAGACAAAGGTATTGATGCAGTTAAAGGTGCAGGAAATTTAGCCAAAGATGCTATTGAGGGGGCTATTAACATCGGTAAGAAGATCGGGGATGCTGCGGGTCTTACCGTAGACGGTAAACGCGCGAAAGCGGAGAAAGAGCAAGCTAAATTAGATGCGGAAAGATCTAAAGCGGAACGCGAAAAGGTCAAAGAGCAGGCTAAAACCGATAAGATCAAAGCTGAAAACGACAAGGAAGCGGCTAAAGAAGCCATCAAAGATGCTACCGACGAAGTTAAAGAGGTTTCCGCAGAGAAGGTAGCCAAAGCTCAAATCGCTGGGGAAGACCCAGAGAAAAATAAAGATCTTCAACAGAAAGCGGAAGCTTTTAGCCACGCGGAAGAAGCCAAGAAACAAGCCATCAAAGCTGGGGTAAATCCTAGAAAAGCGACCAACGCTAAAGCGGAAAAAACTGCCGAGATTGATCAAGCGAAGAAAGAAATCAAAGAAAAAGAGAAATCCGAATAAAGGTATATTAAATGAAAGATAAACAATACAAAGATTCTTTCACCTATCGAAATGCGGAGTGCATCAACTCCGCAGAGCCGGAAAAGATTACCTTTGCGTGCAAGAAAGAGAGTTTGTTGGAGCACCCGGATCTTTCGATGTTGCATAATTACGATTGCCACGAAGATCCAATCGCTTTGAATATGATGACTCAAATTCATTCGGCTCTTACGGATCCATCAATTTGTAAAAATTCAAATTCTAGCGGTGAAAGTTTCGGTGACCGAAACTCTGAAGGTTCGAATTTACAAAATTTAGTGGGGGAACAAGGTCCTAGAGGCCCAAGAGGATATCCAGGTGAACCTGGTCCGCAAGGCCCTAAAGGGGATACTGGTCCTAAAGGGGATCGTGGTGCCCAAGGCCCTGCTGGTCCTAAAGGTGAACGAGGATTCAAAGGGGATCAAGGCGAACGTGGAGCCCAAGGCCCAGTAGGTTTACAAGGCCCACAAGGCGAACGTGGCCCGAAAGGGGATAAAGGTGATCGAGGTGAACGAGGTGAACGCGGAGCTCAAGGTCTCAAAGGGGAACGCGGAGACGTAGGTCCAAGAGGTCTTTCCGGTATTTCCGGTGGTAAAGGTGAGAAAGGCGATACTGGCCCAGTAGGCCCAATCGGTCCAGAAGGCCCAAGAGGATTCCCAGGTGCTCAAGGCCCAGTAGGTCCGGCGGGTGAACCTGGTCCTAAAGGAGATCGCGGCGATGTAGGCCCTCAAGGATTACAAGGTCTTCAAGGCCCTGCAGGCCCAGAAGGGCAACGAGGAATCCAAGGTATTCCGGGTGAACGCGGTTTACAAGGCCCAGCCGGTCCTCAAGGCGAACAAGGAGTTCCAGGTCCTAAAGGAGATCGTGGAGATCCAGGTCCACAAGGCCCAAAAGGGGATCCAGGTCCTAAAGGAGATCAAGGCCCACCGGGTCCCCCAGGAGATGCAAAATCTTTTGATAATACCATCAAAACATTCAATCTTACTGGTAATGCAAAACTCGCATTCAACTCGTTGACGAGAGCTGGCGTAGTTTACGGAAGCGTAGAAGCGGAGAAATCTGCAGTTATTAGTTTACCGTATCCATTCTATACCGGTTCATATTTTGTAAATGCGTTCAGTGCTAAGGGTACTGCGGCAACTTACTTAGTAGTTGGATCTACTAATAACGAGGCTAGTAACACCATTACAGTAACTCAAATGGTTAAAGCTAAGAATCCTAAGGTAGCAGAAGGGGAAGTAGAGAAATTTACTATCTTCTTAAACTCTCCGGTTATTGGTATCCCAGGTTAGTTACGGTTGCCAAAATTTAAAAATCTTAAAGATCTCCAAGTTATCACGTTAGTGAAGATTTGGGGATTTTTTTTTTTATTTTGAACCTTTCGAGTTTTGGTAACCGAAACTTTGAAGGTTCGAAAAATAAATTGAATTTTATTAGATTGTTTATTATAATACTTAACATATTATTAGTATGGGGTGAGAATAAAATGCAGAAATTAGAGCGAATAACCGAAGAAACGCTTAAGCACATCAAGGATAATAATTTGTATGTTTCGTTAAAGACTGGTGAAGTGACGAATGAACCTCTTAATCTCAAAGGTAATTATAATGAAGAACTTTTAAAAGATGTTTACGACTTGTATGTTAATGGTAAATTTTACCCATACGATTGGGTTGAAAATTTTAATATCCTAAGCCCAACATCCTTGTTGTCTGCATTTAGAAAGCGTGGATGGAAAACTCTAACAAGTAAAGAAACGCGCGAAACCTACGGCGATACTATTCTTTCAAAATTTAAAGCGACTAATATCCTGAACTTGGGTGTTGAGAACCCCATGCAATCTGAAGAGATAACCAAAGACCTTGTTAGCCCATTCACTAGACCGGAAGTGCAAGCCAAAAGGCGTGAAACCCTTATGTTAAGAGAAGGGGTCGACAACCCAATGAAGTTAGAGAAGTACAAGAAGAAGCAGGAAGCAACAATGCTCCGGAAACATAAAGTTCGCCATAATTGGTGTAAAGGGCCGCTGCGCGACGAACAGATTCAGACAATGCGGGATCTTTACCAGTGCTCTTATACTTTCGAATCACCAGAACTCCTAGCAAAGGCGCGCGAAACTACCAACGAATTCTATGGTAAAGACGATATCAAGCGGAGAATATTTAGGGCTAAAGGGATTGAGTGGATGCTCGATGCGGAGTTGCAAATAAGGGATAAACTGCAAACCGGATTGGTTTCTAAAGAAGAAATCATTCTTGAAATTTACGCGACCTTCCCCTACTATAAGGCACTTAATTTATTAAAAGAACTTGGACTTAAGGCGCGCAGAGAATACTCACAGGAAACCAAACTTCGTTTGTGGTTGGAATCCCAGGGTGTAAAATATCAACACAATGTTTATAAAGGTTCCGGATTATTCTCCGAAACCGGTAGACCTCGACAATTAGATTTTAAACTTTTAGATTATCCAATCGCGATCGAAGTTAACGGATTGTACAACCATTCCGTAGACGGAAGAAAAGAGGATTTCGAAGTGAATTATCACCTTGAGAAATTTATTGGTTGTTTTTATAATAATACTATGTTACTTTCATTTACCGATTATGAAATTGATAATTGCTTCGATTTCGTAAAAGCGGTAGTTGAGTTCCACTTAGGTTTAATGGAGCGAACCGAAGTTTTTGAAGAATTTGAGAAAATAAAAGATTCGATTGATATGTCGTCCGGGGAATTCGCTTGCTCATGCAACTATGGAATGTATGGGAAGATCGAAGAATATGATATCGCGAAGATAGAAATAAGACCGAGAATGGTGAATGGATACACCTATTATGACAGCGGTTTATTGAATGGGAGAACAAAATGAATATAACGGCAGAAGAATTATTGGAGAAGGATTTAAGTTGGTTCGAAACTTGTACTGAAGGCGAACTCCTAGAATTTATCGATATTCTAGAGGAAAGTGGCTCGCACGACTTTATTGTGCAAATGACTCTGAAAATCCTTATTAACTCGTTATATGGAGCCTGCGCGTCACGTCATTTTCTCTTGGCTAATCCGGATATGGCAGCGGCTATCACTTCTAGTGGGCGTTTCTTTATCCAATTAACTGCAAATAACGTGGAACGTAGATTGCAAGAATTATTGCCTTCGGATGAACCGTATGTAATATCGGGCGATACGGATAGTTTTTACTACACCCTACGAAACATGGTCGCTCGAAAATTCGGAGAAAACGCTAACGCGTCAACTCCGGGTATCATAGATTGGGTAGATTCTTTTGAAAAGAAAGTAATTCAAAAGATTATTCAGGATTCTATCGAAGAGTATGCGGAGATCTTGAATATTGCAGATCCTTCGCAAATTGGGGTAGAGCGAGAAATTATTAGTGACCGAGCTTTCTTCGTAGCTAAGAAACGTTACGCGGCTCGCGTATTGGATATGGAAGGGGTAAGATTTAGCTTAGACGATCCGTATATCAAAGCGATGGGATTAGAAATCGCCAGATCTAGTACCCCAGCTTGGGTTAAGAAAAAATTACAAGAATCTATTACTGTAATTTTGGACAATGATCAGTATGGCGTTCGCAAATGGCGCGATGAAACCAAACTTCAATATCAAGATCAGCCATTGGAAGATATTTGCGCGGTTCAAGGCGTAAGTTCATTGGATTATAACATCAATGATAAGGGGATCCCTCAAGGTTCTAAGGCGGCGATTGCGCATAACAACTGGGTTAAACAACAAGGTTTGGAAGATTCGATCGAACTTTTACAACCTGGGGAGAAATACAAGCGTTGTTATTTGTTAACCCCGAATAGATTTGGAACCGAGATCATCAGTTTTGGTGACTCAAAAATTGCGAAAATTATCGAAGAAGATGGGATTTTTGATTATCAAACCAACTTCCAGAAACAATTCGAGCAGCCATTAGAGCGAATGGTGGAAAGTATGAATTATGATATTCGAGATGTTCCGGTATTTGGAAGCTTGGATGATTGGTAATATGGAGCTTTTATGAAATATGAAGATGATTTAATGTATGCTAGCGAGGCGATTCAAAAGATCGCTTCCGAAGCTATGCAAAGGGTAGAAAATTTGTATAAGTTGAGATTCTCGGTTCCGCGAGATCCGGATAATACGCCTACGCGTACCACCCCCGTAGTTTCTGAGACTCCCCATACTCCGGATATTTCGGTAACCGAAACTTTACGAGCACCACAAACGCCGGAAAAAATTGATAGTTCTTTTGACCTGGTGGATAACTTTATGCATAACATCCCGAAATCGAAACCTACAGTTAAACCAAACTTAAAGCCAGTTTCGGTAACGCCAATCGATCAAAGACCGGAAAAAATTGATAGTAATTTACATGGTTTAACGTTATAATATAAACCAATCAAACAAATTACGTTTATTTTGAGGTAAAAATTCAATGATTTTAATCGATTTAAGTTCAGCGTTTCATAAATGTACGCACGGTTTAGCTTCCGGGATCCTTAAAGAAACCAAAGCGGATTTCGTAGATTTGAAACTTTATCAAAAAGAGTTCAATCTTTCAATGTTGAACGTTTTGTGTACGCACATCAACATGTTTCGCGAATACGCGACAGAGATTGTAATTTGCCTAGACGAAACTTCCGGTAGGGGCAACTGGAGAAAGAAAATCTTCCCGATGTACAAATACGCCAGACAACAATTCCGCCAAAGCTTTACCAAGTTTGACTACAAAGATGCGTACATCTTATTTGACAATTTTGTAAAGGCTTTGAAAGCTTCCCAGGCTAAAACCCTATTCAAAGTGGTAGATGTGGATCATTGTGAAGCGGATGATTTGATTTTGGTGCTTGCTAGAGACGCCGCGAATAAAGGGGAACCAGTAATGATCTTATCTCCGGATAAGGACTTTATTCAATTGCAGGACAATCCTTTAATTAAGCAATATAGTTGGATGACCAACAAAATTCTTCGCGTAGACGACAAAACCGGAGACGTAGAAAATGGGATGCAAGAGTGGTTATTAGAACATGTATGTTTGGGTGACCAAGCGGATAACGTTCCGAGAATCGTCGACTTCAAAGAGTTCAAACCGGGAGTTCGCGAATATTTGATTGAATCAGCGCTTTTAGATGAAAGTGAAGATGCTTGGAGTTTTAGTACTGGTTACTTCAACTATGATGATTTTGAAGCTTTTGGTGGGGTATTTGAACGCGAGAAATTTGGTTTAGCGACATTGAAGAAGCGAATTGCGGAAGTGGGCGGTTTGGAAAATTTCTTAGATTTAGATCCTTGCTACCGCAAAAACTATTATCGCAATAGACAGCTTGTATTAGAAGAAGGAATTCCGATGGCTCTGCGCGAGCAGATAATTTCGGAGTATTTGGATGATTCTAATAATGTAAGCAATCCAGCTACCAAGTTGGTGGAAGGGTTAAAATTACAGGGCATGAATTTACCGGATTTGATTTCTAATAAATATATTAGTGAACAACAATTAGGATCTTTGATGGATTGGTAGAACGGTCAAACTATCAGAGATTGCAGTAGGAGTAAAATAGATGTCAAAATGTGCAAAACCCATCCATAAGAAAATTCGTATCCGTAAGGATTTTGTTTTAAATGGTCAAAATGTTTTTGAAGGGGACTTTTTAGAAGAGCGAGATATTAATCGCGAGTTCCAAGGTAAGATGCAAGGTCTTATTCGTCGTGGTTTCATTGAAGTTTGGTATGAAGAACCTAAACCGGAAGAACCAGCGAATCCCGCTTGCAAACCGGTAGATTGTATCGAGCAAAAATTAGAATGCTCAGAGAAATTTGAAGTTCAACCGGACTGTGATAATCATTCACACGACCTCAAGCAAATCGAGGTTTCTTTAAAAGACCAAGCTTTAATTGATCAAGCGGAAGCGTCAAAAGAGAAACCGCGTCGAGGCCGTCCGGCTAAAGCAACATTAACAAGAGCGATTGAGGGTTAATCAAATGGCGAGTGAATACATTAATGAGCATGAACTCGCCCTAATGCTTTCGATTGGTCGAAACTGTCGCAATTTCGGAGAACCGGCACGGGAGTGCACCACCGAAGCCCGCGAAATCTTCGATGAAGCTTATAGTAACTATAAGAAGTATATGATAGAATTTAAAGGAAATAAATCGAATCCTTTAGTTCAAGAAAACTTTAAGAAAGCATTAGAAGTTTCACCTTATGTCGAACCGACACAACATGAAGTGGCTAGAGCTTATGAATTAATCTTGTTATTGTGTCGTAGATGCCTACGCACCTTTGGCCGCAATAGTCACTTAAGTGAAGATGAATTAGGATCTTTAGCGTTTGAGCGATGGGTTCGCTATCGCGAAAACTTCGATCCTTTAAAGCGTTCAGAGATTTCCGGTAACCGGGTTAATGCTTTCGCATATCTTACGAGCGTGGTGAAAAACATTATCTATGGTGAGTATCATCAACACAATAAAGAGGTTTCCAGTGACGAGGTTCCGGAAGGCGTTTTAGGTTCGCTAGTCGATAGCAGTATTTTGGGTGAGCTCGAAGAATGTAAAGATCTCTTACTCAAAGAAAGCTTAAAATGCACTGACTTTGAGAAATGCCTGAAAGCTATTGCTAAAAAGCATGAAATTGAACCAAGCGTTATCATCAAAACTGTAGTGTTTTACGACTTAAAACCTCAGATTGATGCTAATATATTAGCAAACAAATGGGATTTCTAATGGTACCGAATACTGCATTTCTAAGCCCTAACCTCTACGGAGAAATTTCTAACGCCAATCAGTTGGTCAAATACATTCGTTTGATGTTAGGGGAACCAGTAATCCAAGTTGAACTTACTGACGAGCATATTCATCAAATTATTAGAGACACCGTAAAAACTTACACGGATGTGGTTTACGGTTTCTTTGAGACTGCCGAGTTGGTTGAAGTAGATTTAAGACACCCGGAAACTTACAGTTTTCGTTTTATCGACTGGGATGAGGTTACGCAAGTGACTTACCAGAATGGTAAAACTTGCATTCCTTTCAAATGGGATTCGATTAAACGAACTTGTAGAATTCTAGGGGATATTAATCAATCTATTCTTATCATTAAAGGACAAGCGAGATATCACGTAGATGAAGAATTCGATTTGATCTTTAATGAAAGTTGGGTGAAAGATTTCGCTAAAGCGAAAAGTCAATTACTTTGGGGTCAAATTGTTGGTAAGTATTCCCAAAGTTTAGTAGGTGGAGCTACTATCAACTATGATCGTTTAATTAGTGAAGCTCAAGCTGATATCGAAAGATTGATGGAAGAACTCCAAGAAAAATGGGTAGACCCAGCTCCAGTGTTAGTAGGTTAACACAAACTTAAAATTTAAAAGATCTCCGCAATTGCGGAGATTTTTTATAGGTAAAATCTATTGCTTTAATAGGTGGAAACTTTGATTTGGGTATTGTGTTTTATGTTAGTTTCTATTATAATACATCCCATAAGAGATAAGACACCTACGGTGTAAAATTAAAAAAAACCCAGGAGATTTAAAATGACAGAATTCAAAATTGGCGATTTAGTAATGGACAACAATGGCAACACTTACAAAGTAGTAAACGATGCCACTCCCTCAATCCCATACCTTTTAGAAGCAGTTAAACGCGTTAGCAAAAAAGTTACCCATACTGACAACAACGGCAAAGATGGTGACTTTAAGAAAGCGGGCGATAAAAAATGGATCTATGCGTCTGAAGATTCGCTTATCACTACTGGTCCGGATTATCTAACTGCCGATAAATTAACCCTAGTCGGTTAATAGTGCTAATTGGATTCCAATACCCTCCGATCTCGAAGATTCACACCAAAGTGCAGACGGTGCAGTTGGTGTAGTTTTCGAGATTTTTTTTTTTGAAAAAAAACAACTTCAAAGTTTCGGTAACCGAAACACAACAACTCTTAAAAAAAAATTTTTTTAACCCCGTTGATTTCTATTTTTAAATGTATTATAATACCCCACATAAAGATAATTCATCCAATCATCAGTATATCGGGAGATTAAGATTATGACAAAATTCAAAAAAGGCGATTACGTACAAGATTTACAAGGTAATGTTTATGAAGTGCAAGATGTGGATTCGAACCCGTGTGAGATGCCATATCGCTTAAAAGCAGTTAAACGCGCAATTGCGGAGGTTACTAAAACCACGCCTTCTGCTTATGAAGGTTACTTTGGGTTTGCGCATGTTGGAGATAAGCAATGGGTTTATACTGGTGAAGCTATGCAGAAGAACGCGCGTAGATTCGGCGAAGATTTCAGCGATGTGCTTACTACGGATGACCTAGCTCTTTTCGAACCGCAAGCCGTTAAACAATTCAAAGAAGTCCGTTACTTCGAAGGGGATGTCTGGGAAGACCAGGATGGCAATCAATTTAAAGTTTTAGAAAATTGCACCTACGGTGACGCTTCTTGTAAGGTAAAATTGATCAAACGAGTAACAGATCGCATTATCGTGGGTAGTTGCTTCTACGAAGATAATTTCGAATTTGCTTGGTGTGCGGTAGACCGCCACGTTTATGAGGTGCTTATTCACGAAGATGAAGTGTTTATGTGCGAAATGATGCCTGTATACATCAATAATAACGCCCGTACCATCCAAAACACCAAACCGGAAGATCAACAAGAAGCGAAATCTAAATTGCTTGAATTGGTAAAACAAATGCAGACAACCGCTGAACCGGATGCCTCTTTCAAAGAGCGAATGAAACAAAAAGCCACTAAAGTTATGGTCGAACAAATCCTAAAAGCTGTCGAAGAAGCCGCGGAACGCGGAGAATTCGAATTGCGTATTCTAGGCTCAGATTATGTGCGTAAAGAACTAGAAAAATATGGGCTTTCAGTAAGCTGTAATGTAGTAAAATGGGGATTTTAGGCATGAATTTTAATGTAACACCAGATTTCTTACACATTGATGGGCAAGCGGTTCCAATTTTAGTATGCGACCGCGAAATGGTATTATACTATTTTGATGTAGTACAACAATTAGAGCATACCGATCCAGAACAATTCCCGAATGCCTACAAAGAACTACGCAATCGCGTAATGCGTTTAAGAATGGCGATGTATTATCGCTGTGAAATTTCTGGTGAGCTAAGATTGCTAAGTTCTTTATGTTTATTCGAAGATAAGATTATTTTTACTCGAGTAAAACGAGCGATCTTGCGTGAACGCAAACAACAAGAAAAACTCAAGGAACGCGAAATGAAGAAACAACAAAAGATCTTGCAAAAAGAAGAGGCTAAAGAACAACGCAAACAACAAGCTTTAGCTAAACGAGGTAAAACTCGATTGGAAATCGCTATGATGAATGGTCGGGTAACCGAAGAAGAGTTTAACTCGGTGGACAAGACCATTACGCCGGAAGACTACCAAAAAGAATTTGAACTTCTTCAAAAATCCGGATTACTTTCGATGATCGAGAAAGATCGGTTACCGAAAGTGATGACGCATGATATCATTTTAGAACGAATCTATCAGCTCAAAGCAGATCGCGCTACCGCGGAGTTTATGAAGGGTCTCCGAAGTTAGCGGAGATTTTCAAACCTCTTTTATTAACGTTACTTATAAATATTAATAACTTTACATATTAACTTTAATAAAGTTAAGCATATTAACTTAAGTACGTACAAAAAGAGGTTAAAACAATGGCATATAAATCTCCAGGCGTTTACGGGGAAGAAAGAGCGTTACGTTTTGCAAGACGTAATCCTTCTGCTATCCGCGCCGCATTCGCTGGTAAATTTAGCAAAGGTCCGGTAGGTTATGCTTTACCGATCACCGACATTCGTGAACTTGAGACCCATTTCGGTACCCCGAATGATCTCAACTATAACGATTTCTTCCAAGTTGCTCGATTCTTAGAATATCATCCAGGTATCTTCGTTTCTCGTGCCGCGAACTTAGATCATACTTTCGATGCTTGTGCTGACGTTGGCGTAGATGTGGATGTTACGGTAGACGTTTCTATCAAATCATTCGAACTAGCAGGCAAAAATCCTTTCGGCTTCAAGAAAGGTGACATCGATCGCATTAAGAAAGTTTTCAAAAAATTTGATCGCTTTACCATTTCTGGTGACAATGCGAACAACGGAGCCATCTATACCGTTTTAGATGTAGACAACTTCGTGTTTGTTCCAAAATTAAAATTTGACGTTTTCAAAGATGATCAATTAATGCGTTTATCTGGGGCGACCAACGCATCAGTAGAAATGCCAACCCTATCGAAATTCAATTCCACTCCAACTTCAGATCCAGTAGGTACTGTAAGTAACGAAGCGTTCATCGAATCTCCAGATGCTTTTGATCTTTACAGCGATTCATACGCTTGGAATGATGTTAACTCTCCAATGAGCTTCTGGGCAAGATCTCCCGGTTCTTGGGGTAACAGTGTTCAAATCGCTATCGTAAAACCGGAAGATTTCAAAGTGAATTACTCCGCTGCAGATTTAACTTCAGCAAAATTGGCGTTTGATGGCGTAGTCGTAGACCAAGCGTTCCGTCAACCAGTTACTGCTGGAAATGTAGGTGTTTTAGTAGCTTTGGATGGCCAAGTTGTTGAACAATTCGTAGGTACTGAAAATCGCACCGGTAAAGGAAACTTCATCGTAGATGAAATTAACTTAAAATCGAATTACATCTTTGCTCGTCGTGGTATTGGTACCTTATGGTCTACTGCGTTTAGCGCAAGAGATATCAATCGTCCACTACAACTTTTAGGCGGATTGGATGCTGAAGTTTCGGTAACCGATATTGAGAATGCTTATAAAGTTTTCGAAGATCAAGATACTTACAAATTTGATGTAATCATCGCTAACGAAATGGATGAAGGTTTAAGTGCGGTGAATTTGGCAAGAGCTCGCGGAACGGTAACCGCAATTGTTGGTGCTCCTTACAACTTGTTTGCTAGCAAAAATCCAATTCATATGATCGATGCGATGGTCGATTGGCGTGAAAGTATGCATATCGTAGATGGTTCAGCGTGTTGTGGTAATTCCGCACAAACTGTAAATGCTATGGTATTGAAATATGATAACGCGGTTATTGGTGGTAACTATCTTGCTACTTATGATACTTACAACAATAAACATCGTTTAATTAACGTGGCTGGTGACTTAGCTGGTATTCGTTGTGAAACTAACGATAAACACGGAGCTCATAAAGCTTCTGCGGGTGTTCGTCGCGGGGTATTGAAACCAGGCGTTCGCCTAATCTTCAATCCTTCGCAAGCACATCGCGATATCTTATACAGTCACAACATCAATCCGATTGTTGCTATGAATGGTGTAGGAAACGTAGTTTGGGGTAACCGAACTTTGGCAGAAATGGAAGATCCGTTTATTAGCTGGCACGTTCGCTCGATGACTAACGCGATTGTTCAAAACGCTTCAAGTGTATTGCGTCAATTCGTGATGGAAAACATCAATCATTACATAATGCAAGGTGTAGTAAGTTCATTATCTCCAATGTTGAACTCATTCAAAGCGGAAGGTGGTTTACAAGATTTCTATGTGGATTGTAGTGATCGCAACAACTCACCAGAAACTATGGCGAATAACGAATTGATCGTAGATGTTTACATTCTTCCTACTGGAGTTGCTGAGTACATTCGCTTACGCGTAACCAACACCGGTTTCGAAAGTATTGCAACGGTAATGCAACGCGAAGATTTAAGACGTTAATATAGTTTTAATATAATAAAAGATCTCCACTAGATTCACAATCGTGGAGATTTTTTTATTTTTGAAGCGTTAGAGTTTCGGTAACCAAAACTTTGAAGGTTCATTTTCAAAAATTTTTCCGCGATGGCGGATGAATTGATGAATTGATGAATGATGTTTAGTTTATTATAATAAAACTCTTTAATTGAAAAAAAAAATCGAAAACCTCGATCATTACACTAAAGTGTAGAATTCGATTATTTCGAGATTTTTTGAAGCTGTTGAGTTTCGGTGACCGAAACTTTGAAGGTTCAAAAAAAAAAATCTCCAAAACTACACCGAAGTGTAACTTGGAGATTGTTTTATATTATAACTTTAATTAATGTTAATATTCATCATCTTGTTCTTTGTTAGCTTGATAAATCGGATAGTAAGTATTACCTTCATCGATTTCCTGCTTGATCTTATCAAACTCATCTTGAACATCACTAGCAGACATATCGAATACCCGATCAATTACGGTTTCGGCACTAAACAATTTACCGATTAGAGGTTTTGCGGTTTCGTAAAGATCTAATGCTTTCTCAAAGTCTTCTTTAACTTTAGCTTTCTCATACCAAGCTTCGTAGTTCAACGAGATGTAAGTATCCAAGATGTAATCTTCCGGAACCTGTTTATCTCGTAGAATCTGACGAAACATCTCCGTGAAAACATTCGAGTAAACGAATCTTACACGATCTAAGAAGTTAACGAATCTTAGTTCGTCCACTTCGATGGAGTTTGCGGTGTAATCGTAGCTCGCTTCACTTTCGAAAATTCGGCGCAACGGGATAAACATACTTTGATAGAGTTTCTTATTAAAGTACATGATATCATCCAAGCTATCTTGGAAGTTACCCGCCTCATCGATGGTCTCTACTGTGGTACCTTTACTTCCGGAGCGGTTAGCAAACCAATAATCTTCTACGATTCCGGTAGGTTCGTTATTGGTGCTTACGATTTTTCCGCTAGTCGCATCATATCGTTTCTTATACTTAAACCTAGTTTGAAGATCTTGCATATACGCTAGCGCGCGATTTTGCGGTAAGTTTGAAATATCCACATTGAATACTCGTCGAGCTACCGAACGTCTAAAACGCATCGGGATCAACATATCTTGCAAGGCTTGCAATTGGTTTGCATATTTGAATGCATACAATAAGAAACCGTGACGGGCACCAGTAACATCAAAAAGACCAAAGTCACTTTGGATGACTTGTTCTGGTTTGAGTTCCATTTTATTTGAGCGACCTGCTTGATAGTAGGTGACGCCATCTTGCTCCACTACTTTTAACGGATCGATTGGAATGAATACTCTAATTTTGTTTGAGTTATCGTTAGATTCCTCATCGTGCAGACCTTTTGGATCTCGGATTGCTTTACCGGTCTTTTTATCAAATCGAGTTTTGACCCCATCTTTGGTAGCAGATAGCGGCTCATAAAAATCGTTTGCCGATTCGATCAAATATTCTACGTCTTTCTCGGTGATACGATCTGGGTTGATAAACGCAGTTTTTGATTTCCAATGTACCATAGATTCGTTCAACAAGGTTCCGGACATCCCATGCATATTTTTAGCATTGGCCTTTTCTTTACCTACGAATTTGCTAGCGTCGATCGCTAAACTTAAAACACACATACGACCGTCAATATACGCTTGCTTTAAGAAGTTAAAGGTAATCAAAGCATCTGGAGTTTTAATTCCGTTAATCACCACGAAAGGTTTCTTTTTGAACTCATTAAAGATTTCGTTTACCACTTCAAATTGCTTATCATCTTCGCCTTCGGTTTCTAATACTAATGGATCATCTTTAAGGAAAAGATCGCGCATAATCTCTTCAATACCAATTGCTACTTCCGGGTATAACGAAATAGCGCGTTGGTGCATAATGTAAGATTTCTCGACTTCTTGCAAACCTGGATTGCCGTAAGCGCGAGTAAAGACGCCACCAACATCCCAGAAACTATCGCCAATAAAGTTGCCTTCACCACCAATAGCTCCACCCAACCCGAAACTTGGATTACCTTGAAAACCTACGGTAGAATCGTAACCAAAACCTGGCATTGCACCGCCGAACGAACCGGTAAAATCTTCGTTAAGCGAATCTTCCGCGGGTTTATCAGTACCCGCTTTTGCGAAATCTGTCGGCTCTTTTAAACCGAATAACTTTTGAAATAATCCCAACTTGAACTCCTCGAATACTCGTTAGGTTTTAATGAATAATTGTATAGAATGATTTACATATTTATATTATTAGATTCACAAAAAAAATTTTTTTTAAGAGGTTCAGTGTTTCGGTCACCGAAACTCGAAAGGTTTCAAAATAAAAGTGGTATTTGGTATAATACTAATCTATAATAACATAAACTTTAATAGTAGTAGAAGGAGTAGAAGGAGTATCGAATGAATTTAAACATTACAGATTTAATAGAACAACTTAAGCTTTCGGGTGTGCAAGAAGTATCGTTTACGATAAAATTTGCAGACAATAATCCAATTCCAAAAGCAGTAAAAGGAACTAACGCTAAAGGCAAAGCTACCGTAATTGAGGTTCCAAAACCGGAAATCCCGAAAGAGATGATGTTGGGAGACCTCTAATGGCTTCGTATAGAGATAATATCAAAATCAAAGACAAGCAAAAGTCTCAACAAAAGGACTTGGAGACTTTGCTTGGAATGCTAAACTTAAAAGGATTCCAAACCAACAAAGGCTCGAATACTTATATGTTAGCAAGCACGGTAGTAGACTTTATCAACAAAGTAATTGATCAGCGTCAAAATGATCTAAGTATTCTCAGTCTTTGGGATACCCAAGATTTGAGCGCTTTGGTGCCTTTGTTGTATGATCGCTATCGTTTGTATAATGAACGCCATCAACCTAAGATCTACGATGTCAAAAATCTTTTTGTTAAAGATCAATTAGAATATTTCAAACCGGTTCCGAGCTATCAAAAATTAGTATGTTTCGATCCTAAGAATGAACTAGCCTGTTTGGCGTTTACCAAAACCGTCATCATCGCAAGATTGGACAACATCACCCCAACTCCGTTAGGGATTGAATACAATGAACTCTTTGCGGGTTCGCAATTATTACTGAACGGTAAAGATTCTGGCGATCGCGAATTCTTCGAATCTTATACTAGTGAATTTGGAGTCCATCAAGAGCGCGACTATATCATTCTCCCGAATGAAACCGGAGAAGCGGTGTTCTACCCGATTACCGACTTCCGTCAATATTCGGAGAAAACCGATGATTCGATGTCATTAACTCTGTTAGTAAGACCTAACGATATGCGCGACTACGGAGAGGATATCCAATTCCCGTTAGTTAAAGATTACGTAGAAATCACTCCGGATTTGTTACGATTTACTCTAACCCAACTTATGCAAAACTTTGCAAAATTCAGAGGAATGAGTTTGCAAGAGCTAGCAGAGTTTGTAGTTTATCGATATCAGGTAGATCATAAGCTAACCGAGGAAGAGCTTGTAGTAGATGCGTCAACCGCAATCCTACAAGAAATCCGAGAATTTGCCGATCGTAATCTTGGTTACCCGGATAAAATCAAAAACGTTAAGATTGTAGAGCCTAGAGTCTTTAAGGTGAATACCGTTATAGAGGAATCCGTATTAAATCAAAAATTGCAAAAATATCTGGAGGATAATTTGGCAAAATTTGAAGATATCGCAAAACTCAAGGAGCGCGTTTATCAATTAGTTGATATGTTCTATGCCGTAACGTTCGGGCTGGATGCAAACTTTGCGAAATCGCAAACTCCTAGCACGATCGAGGTTTTAGAGGCTTTGGTTGAAGACGAAGATTCTGGCGTAGAGAGATCCGAAAATTGGGCAACGGTAACTGTCACTTCTCATAAGCTCACCGAGGAGGAAGAATTTTGGAGAACCCGACTTTAAGTTTAGAAATCGACTTCAAAATATTAGCTACTGGGGAAAGCGTTAAGCTTTCTCCTATCTCTTCTCAAATTGAGAAAGCCGCGTTAGAAGCTCAAGCCATCCAAGAAGATGAAGATATTGCGTTTACGCATATTTGCAAGTTGTATGGGGTACCGGAAAATCTCCCGGAAGATTTGAAATTAGCTTGCCTGCTTAAAGTTCGCGAGATTTCAAATGGTGGGGATTGCCATCTAAAATACAAATGCCCAAAATGCAATCGGGTAACCGAATCCGTCATTATGTTGGAAGATATGTTAGACTTTAGCTTGTTTGATAAGATTGAAAGATTCCGAGATGCTAAACTTAAAGATTTAGGTGACCTAAAGTCTCTAGAACTCGAAGAAATCAAAATGTCGGAAGTGTTCGATTATTTTGAGCAGAGACCAGATCTCAAAAATATGGAAGATGTTAAGGATTTGACGTTGTCGCTGAAAGCGAGATTTCCAAAGTTTAAACATACTTTAACTAGCCGATGCATTTTATGCGACTTTGAGAATTTGGTTAACGTAGATCGTCAGTTTGTAGTAAAATCTTTGAGCACGCATTCTATCGCGGCGATGTACCAAGTTTACCACAAGTTAGTCATTAACGGATTCACCAAATTGGACGTAGATTCCATGTTACCGTTTGAGCGGGAGATCCAATCTGGGCTGATCGACCAAGCAGTTCAAAATCTCAAGAACGCAAGAGAAGGTAAACAAACCACATCTTAAAAGTTGAAAAATCTACGCGTCAAGCGTATAATTTTCAGATATAGTAAAGCAATAGGAGCAAATTATGCCAGAAACCACAAAAACAGAATCCCAAAAGTTGGGTGAACAAATCTTGGAATCTCTGCGCAAGCAGGGTGTTCCAATTCCTGGTGAATTCCAAAAACCTAACAAACCTAACAAACCGGATGTACCAGACTTCGATAAAATCTTCGAAGAAGCGTTTAAACGTTAACAAATTAAAACTTTATTAGCAGAATTGGTAGAATTTTTATAGTAATTGTATTATTATAATATTCAACAGTATTATTTTTATAGGAGTGCAAATTGAAATTTTTAGATTCATTGAACGTTATTGGACGTTTTACAGAAACCGCAATCGTAAAGAATGGAAAAACTTACTTTACGGATGCATCAAAAACATTTTTCGGTATGGTAGAATCAGAAACTCCGGATGCGAAAGATGTCGGTTTCTACGACAACATTTCGAATTTCCAACGTGTCATCTCGTTATTCGAAAACCCAGAAATTACTTTGGATGACGCTACGTTAAAAATCAAAGATGTTACTGGTGATGCGAAATTTGTGACATCGGATATTCGATTAATTCAAAATCTTCAAGATATCGATATCGAACGCGCCGTAACTCAAACCTTAGCAGTAAGCCCAACCCTGAACGCCACTATCACTAAAGATACTATCAATCGCATTAAAACCGCGTCAGCGGCGATTGCGAATTCTAAAGTGGTGATTCATTCTCGTAACGGTGAAATTGAATTTATCGTGAAAGATGTGGATGTTTTGATGTCATCATCAAACTCATATAAATTCAAAATCCAAGGGGAATCTTCAAAAGATTGCTCAGTAGTGGTAGATGCAAGTTTCTTTGGTAAATTAGGTAACGAATTTAACTTAAGTTTAGTATTCTCTGAAAAAGCTAGCACGTTCCGTGCCATTCTTCAAAGTGAAGAAGCTACTATCGTTATCCCGACTGCGCACACGGCAGTGTAATACCTAAGGAGTTTTGATATGCAAGACCCGCAACGCCGCAAGTTCAAACTAGGTTTCAAAACTCCTACATCCTTAGTGGAATCTGTAGAACCATTACAGGATGTGGATTATTTCGATGCTAGCTTGTTTAGCCACCTTGATTATTTGACAGCTTGCGAAAATCAAATTTCTAAATCGAGTGAAGGTGATAGTGAGAGAGAAGTTTTCGTAGATTTTGCCAGCGTGCAAGATCCCGAAGATCAATATTTTTGGTTAAAATATTTGAAATGTTATGGCCAATTCATTCCGGTTAATATCGACTTGAAATTTGCTTCAATCTTCGATAAAGTCGCTTTTGGTGGTCAGCCTTGTAACACAACGAGCGCATTCAAAGGAGCGCTAGAGTTCGCAGATCGTGTTGGAAATGATAGAGCTATCGTTTTTATGCAACCAGATCATTATAGCGTAATCGAAAAGCTAAACGGTTTACGCAAAGGACTTTTCGATGCTAAGATTGCTTTGTTGGATTCCAGTAAACGTGAAACTAATGAAAAGCTTTTCTATGATATCGAAAATGATGTTATTAAAGTGGACTATGTCATTTCCATTTCTCCAATTATGCAAGCCGCTAGCGGTATCCGCTTAGATCATGCAGAAAAGGAAATCGTGGGTGATTTAGGATTCGCGAACATCGCTAAAATCAATCCGACTTTAGCTATCCAAAACATTAAAGCGTTTATAAAATTAGCCGAAGGCTTAGAATTATCGCAGGAGGATTTCGTATGATTTTGTACCTTTGCTGTGATAGCGTAATTGAAAAGGCTATTCTTTATACTTCGCTTTCTATTGCTAAACCGGATAATTTCGAAGTTTGTTCGACTTGTTCAATTAACGGAATTAAGAAGGACTCCGGAAATAAGATTGTTCTTAAAACACCGGTAGAAACGAAAGAAATCTACGACACCAAGACGGTTAACAAACTTAAACGCTTAGTCAAAGACGATCAAGTTCGATTTTTAGAGATCCCGCGTTACGCGGAGAAGATCGAAGAGGCGGAAACAATGGAAGTGGAAGAGCTTAAACTTCTTAAGATCGACACTTTATCGATGAACGCACCGGAACCCACTGCAAAATCAGTAGGAGAAGCATTCCAAAATTACTTGGAAAGTGAATTTGGTACCAAGTTTGTAGTTAATGTTTAATTTAAAAGATCTCCGCGATTGCGGAGATTTTTTTTTTGAAATGTTAAAGTTTCGGTGACCGAAATTTTGATGGTTGATTTTTAAGTTTAGTTATATTATAATACATCAAAATTCAATAGGAGATTGGGAGATCATAATGTCTAAAGAAAAATTTGAGATCAAAAAGCTAAGCGACAGAGAACATATTGTTCATCGTCCAAGCATGTACATTGGTTCTGTCAGCAATGAACAACACGAAACGGCTATCTTTGAAAATGTGTTCGAAGAACCAAAACTTCAAACTAAGCAATTAACGTATGCACCAGGATTAATCAAAATCATCAACGAAGTCATCGATAACTCAGTTGACGTGATTATCAAAACTGGCAAAGGTTCTACTATCAAAGTGAAGCTTTCGGAAGATAAAGTAGAAGTGCAAGATGACTCTACTGGTTTCCCGATGCCGGAAAAATTCAAGAAATTGGCAATGAATGGTGGAACTTCGAAACGCGAAGTCTTCGAAGATTTGCCGGTAGTGATTGCTTTGGGTAATGCCCGAGCTGGCAGTAACTTCAATGATGAAGATAACTTAGGGCAAATGGGTACCAACGGGGTTGGGGCATTCGCCACAAACTGTTTTAGCAAACGTTTTGTTTGTGTTACCAAAACCCAAGACACTACTACGAAAGTAGAATGGCGTGATAACGCTTTATTGCATAATTGCAATATTGATTATAAGAAATCGGAACCCGGTACTTCTATCACATTCTGGCCGGATCTCGCAAAATTCAGCTTGGCTGAAATCAGCGAGGATGTTAAAGATGTTATTCGTACAAGATTGGTAGTATTGTCTTTAACTTATCCCGATATCAAATTTTACTTCGACGGCAAGCGAATCAAAACTCCGAAGAAAATCGCAAATCTCTTTACAACGGAAGAGACTCCATTCGTTGAGCATTCTACGGATAACTATCAAGTACTAGTCATCGCTAACAGCGAAAAAACTAGTCATTTTAGCGTAGTAAACGGTTTGAATACTCCGGATGGCGGTAGCCATATCGATCTTATCTTGCAAGAGATCGTTAAAGAATTATCAGAGACAAAAGGTCTTAATTGTACTCGGGCGGATGTGTTGAATACTTTACAGATTGTCTTTATTGGACGAGGCTGGAAGAACCTACGATTCAATTCTCAAACTAAAGAGAAGATTACGAACTCAACAAAAGAAACGCGCGAATATCTTGGTGACCTAAATCCGTTAGTTCAAAAAGTTAAGAAATCAAAACAGATTAAGGATTTTATCAAAGCGACTACGCAAGCCCGTGAGCTCCGCGTAGAGAAGAAAGCCATCAAAGATGCTAAAAAGACTAAAATCAAATCTGATAAGTTCTTAGACGCTCAAGGGGATCGCGAAATCTTAATGTTGGTGGAGGGGGACTCCGCGATGGGCGGTTTGGTTCCAGCTTTAGGACGCAAAGGAATCGCATACTACGCATTAAAAGGGAAACCCTTAAATGCGTATAAATCGAGCGCTCAAAAAGTCGCCGCGAACAAAGAGCTTAGCGAATTGTTAGCTATTATTCATCAGAATGATTTTAAGTCACTGGTTTGTGCAGTCGACGCCGATTTGGACGGCGCGCACATCTTTGGTCTTTTATTAGGCTTTATAACTCAGTTCCTCCCAGAACATAAAGATAAGGTCTGCAAACTTCAAACTCCGGTTAAGGGCGCAATGAAAGATGGTAAGCTAGTCCGCTGGACATTCGATATCGAAGGCTCTGTGGATATCAAATCCGGCGAATCTTTAATGTACTTCAAAGGTCTCGGTTCTTTGGATCCTAGCGATATCGCTGAAGTTATCAAAGTGGATGGCTTAGATACGATCTTAAAACCGGTAAGTTTAGAAGATCCGCGTTTCGCGGAAATGCTGGATGCTTGGTTAGGTGACGACAGTCAAAAACGTAAAGATATGATTTTAGCAAACAACTTTAGTATTGCGAGTATCTAAGGGTTGATTTCATCATAAAGGTATAATATAATATTGCAAAGGTAAAAAAAAAGAGGATCGATAGGAGCACTCGATCCTCTTGAAGGTCTCATCAATTTAGGAGCGAATTGACGAGATATTTCTTTTGTTATTATTGTTATTCGTTTATAATATACACAATACATTTATTTATTAGGAGTGATAAATGCAAGAACCGCAGAATTCTATCATTAACGCAGTTCGCTTCTTCGAGCAGGATTATGTAAATCAAGCAAGTTATGATAACTTACGAAAAATTGCCAGTTTAGTCGATGGACTAAAGAATGCAAGTCGTAAAGTTATCTACACCGTCCTAGACAAAAAGATTACTGAGCTTACTAAAGTTTCCCAATTATCTTCCAAAGCCGCAGAATACGCAGATTATCTTCACGGGAGCTTAGATGGAGTAGTAGTGACCTTAGGTCAAGATTACTTAACTACTAACCAAATCCCCTTATTAAAACGCAAAGGTAACTTTGGTACTCGTGCTATCCCGGAAGCTTCCGCTAGCCGTTATATCTTCGCGGCGGGGAATAATCGCTTACGCGAAATTTTCCTCGATATCGACAAATCTTTATTAGTAGGTCAAACATTCGAAGGCACTAAAATTGAACCGATGTACTTTACCCCAGAACTCCCCATTCTTCTCGTAAACGGAAGTAAAGGGGTGAGTTCTGGATTTGCTCAAAATATCCTAGCCCGCCCAGTAGATTCCATTATCAAATGCATCGAAGTTTTCTTAGAGTCTGGTGATTATAAAGCTTTAGAGTTGATCAACAAAGTTAAACCTTTTGTGGGAAACTTCAACGGTACAGTTGAGAGGGATCCGGAGAACCCACAAGCTTTCAAATGGCTATTCACCGCAAACTTTACCATTGATAAAAATGTGGTCACCTTATTGGATATTCCTTATGGTAGTGATTTAAGATCTTACCTACAGGTATTAGATAAATTAGATGATGATAAAAAATTCAAAAAATATGAAGATTGCTCCGAAGGAGATAACTTCAAATTTGTGGTGACGTTTGATAAGAAAACGACCCTAACCAAAGATCAAGTCATCAAATTATTCAAATTGCAGACTTCGGTAACCGAAAACTTTACGTGTATGGATGAAAACAATAAGATTTTCGAAGCGGAAACACCATTCGATATTCTAAAACGATACGTAGATATCAAACTTAGCTACATCGAAAAACGCAAGGCTCTGATCTTGGTGAATCTCAAAACGAAGATGTCTAAAGATCAATCGATCTTATGGTTGATCCAGGAAGTGATTAATAATAAAATCGACTTCAAAAAATTAAAGGCTTCCGATTTGAATAAATTATTCAAGCAAAACGAACTCTATCAGGATCCGAACGATTCGCAAGAAGGCTTTGGTTACCTCCATAGAATTCCAATGGGTAAAATGGTCAAAGAAGAAGTTCAATCGCTGGAAGCGAAGATCAAGCAAACTAAACAAGAAATCAAAGAAACAGAGAAGACTACTATTCAACAAATGTGGTCTAACAACTTAACTAAATTAGGGGATTTATAAGGAATAAACAATGGCAAATTGGTCAAATTCTACCAACTGGAACTCTACCGCGTATCGCGGACAAACCCGTTATGAGGAATTCAAACAGGATCACCCAAACGCGGTTTTTCTCTTTAATGGTACACGCGTTCTGGTTAACGATACTAAAACTTGGGAACATGCAAAAGAGCTTTTGGGGGCTAAGCAAGGTACCAATCCTTTCCGCGCTAATGTGCAAGTTTTGATTAATGATACCCCGGTTGCATTTAACAAGATTGAGCGCCCTCGAGGTCGTAAATCCGGCCAAGCCGCAGAGAATATGGAAGCATTAGTTGCGGTCGCCACTTTAGTGGATGTGGCGAACTATAAAGAGTTCTCCGATTTGATCAACAATCCAAAATCCCTAGAAGATATTGTTAAACGCTGTCAAGGTGTTTCCAGAGATCAAGTCTATAAGATTATCGATGCAGTCGCGGATGATGAAAGTTACGGTGACACGTTTATTAGAATCGGCAAGAATATCCGATCTGGTACCCCAATCTCCGGTAACATTGACAACTACGTGGTAATCAACAAGCAAGTTTGGGATAAACTAAAAGCTAAAGCGGCAGCGCTATTAAGTTTAGACTATGGTAAAGTTCAAGGAGATAAATGGAATCCTGCGGATTTGTTATTTGTTCGTAAATCTTTTGATTTTGGTCAATTTCAGGTAGAGGGGAACATTGCGGAGTTTAATGAGAAGTTTAATAGTTTAGTTAAACAAGGTGAAATCATCCCTGTTAGCGTTAAACAAAAAGTAGACTCTATCAAAGGCTCTCGTGGTATTGCTACCGAGATTCCTACTGATATCTCTAATATTAGTATTCGTGCTATCGCGAAGAAAGGAAGTATTGCGGGTATCCCGGTTAAGCTAAGCTATGAATATGGTAAAGCAACTGATGATGCTACTATTCAAAAACGGGCTTTGGGTTGGATTGAATCCAAAGGTAAGGAACATGTTGAACAAACCGTAGCTTTAGCCGCAGGCTTAATTCCGGATTCTAGCATTTGGTACTTAGCTAATGATCAGTTTGTGCACGAGCACTTTGAAGATGCTAAACGCCCGCCAAAAATCCAAGAAGTGATTATCTCGCTGAACTCAAAAGCAATCTGGTTAAAATTCGATAATACCTTCGCTATTGTGCGCACTAAAGGTGGTAATATTCAGGTCAGCATCGAAAAAGAACGCATAAGCGCGAAATTCGTCGACCCGGATGATGTAGATCCCAGCGACTTCAAATTATTGGAATCTTCGGAGCTTGAGACTCAACTACTATCTGAATACACTTTAGTGGAATCTCTTTAGGTGTTTTGGTGACCAAAACTTTAACTCTTCATAATCTTAAAGATCTCCGCTTCTGCGGAGATTTTTATTGCTTGAAAATTAAAGTTGGATGTATTATAATAACAATCTAACTAAATTATTAGCACAATAGCACAATAGCATTAGGAGTAACAAATGTGGGATGAATTAGATGACGAACTAACCACGAAACCAAAAGACGGTTATGATTCGCTGTTTCATAGTTCCGTATGGTATGAAAAATACAGACCGAAAACTTTAGATGAAATGATCTTACCGGATTATATCAAAGATAAGTTACGCGTTTACATTCAAAACGGTGGCAAGAATTTACCACATCTTGGATTATTCTCAAGATTACCGGGTACCGGTAAATCGAGCTTAGCCAAAGTTTTGATGCGCGAACTCAACGCGGAAGCTCTTTGGATCAATGCTTCTTTAGAGCGTGGTATCGATGTTCTACGAACAAGAATCCAACAATTTGCTAGCCAAACCGCTTTACGCGATTGCGTAAAAATTGTAGTAATGGACGAGTTTGATGGGTTCTCAAAAGAAGGTCAGGCGGCTTTCCGTGGATTTATCGATAGTTTCCCAACTACCCGATTCATCTTTACCGGAAACTTCAAAGAGAATATCATTGAACCTTTACTGGATCGCTTAGAAGTTTATGATTTTAATAGCTTTGGACCAGCCCAAATTGCTAAGCCAATTCTTAATCGCTTAGAGTATATTTTAGGCGCGGAAAATGTCCAGTATGAAAGAGATGATCTTCTTAAAGTAATCAAATCTAACTTCCCGAAAATTCGTTCGATGATTGGAGCTCTTGGAGCGGGATTGCATACCAAAGAAGATGGAACTAAAGTTTTCGAATATTCTTATGTTGGGGATTCCAACAAATTAGATGAATTGATGATTTTGATGAAGCAAAAAGACATCAACAAAGTAAGAACTTTAGTTTACGGTTTAGGATCTTGCGATCATTTATTTGGTTACCTAGGTGAACATATCGAGTTAATCTTTGGAGATAAACAAGAAAACTTGATCAATGGGGTCATCGCGCTAGCGAAATATCAAAGCTATCAAGCATCCGCAAAGGATAAACAATTAAACGCGTTAGCGTGTTGTTTTGAATTGATGCGTTTATTATAAATACCTTCCATTTAAAATTTTAGGAGTATCATAATGGAAAACCAAATCAAAATCCATTCAGAGCGTACGTCGGGAGACGTGGCTCTCTGTAATTTGGCGAGTATTAACATCTATGAATGGTATTACTCAACCCCCGAAGAACAGCAAGAAATTGCGCAATGCGCAGTAGATGCATTAGATCTAGCTATTGAATTTGGTATTTGCCCGGTAACAGAAGGCCAAATTACCAACGATGAATTCAAATACATGGGCATTGGGTTAACCAATCTTACCAACTTATTAGCATCCCAACAAATTGCCATTGATACTAAGGCTGCGGCAGAACTCCAAGCAGAATTAATGGACAACCTTAGCTATCAGCTCTATAGAGCAAGTATGCTACGAGCCAAGAAACTTGGGGCCTTCAAGCAATTCAAAAGCACAAAATGGGCGGAAGGCCTTACTCCGGTTCACATGTCATTAAAACACTTCCCGCAAGCTTGGGGGCTTACTGAATACGGTAGAAATTTCGTTAGTTCTGGTAAACTAAAACGTTGGGATGAACTAGCAAAAGAAATCAAACAATACGGTATCAGAAATGCGCAAGTTATGGCGATCGCCCCGACTGCGAGTTCTGGTAAAGCTATCAATGCTACCGAATCTACCGAGCCGGTGCACGACTTGGTTTACAAGGAAGAAGGGACTAAAAATTTACCAGCATTAGCTCCAAATCTTCGCCAAAATCACCTATACTACAAATCTGCGTTTGACTGCGATCAAAAAGCTCTTTTAACTAACGCGATTGTACGTCAATGTTTTGTGGATCAAGGGCAGAGTATCACGTTATACTTCAAGAAAGTAGATAGCTTACGAGAGTTCACGGATTTGCATACCTATGCAATGAATCATGGCATTAAGAGTTTATACTACTGCAAACAACAAAAGCAAATTGAAACTGAAGATGAATGTGTAGCGTGCGCAGTATAGTGGATTAGGAGTATTATATGTTAAAAACAATCAAAGAAATCAAATTTATGAAGCGCGATGGGCGCATCGAAGACTTCAACGAACATAAAATGTTAAGCTTCCTCGAAAAGATTGGGATCCCGGAAGACGCAGCAAAAACCTTGCTGGGCGACTTCTTCGAAGAAATTGGCACTACTCTTCGCACCAGCGAAGTAATTTCAGCCTTAGAGCGCGTAGCCAGTCGTCGAATTACTCCGGCAAGCCCGCAATTCGAAGATTATGCCGGTATCCTGTATTTGGAAGGGGTTAAGAATAAAGATTATCGTGGCAAATACCCCCATCTCAATATTCTTAAAGAAGCTAAAAACATTAACTTTCCGGGTTCGTTCACTGAAAGTGAAGTGGAAGAGCTTAACGATTATTTGAAACCGGAACGCGATCTAAAATTCAATTACAAAGCGGCGGTTATTTTCCATTCAAAATACTGCTTGAATTTACGAGATGTAAAACATCCAGCTAATGGTTCTATCAGTACAATTAAAGAACTTCCGCAAATCGCATATATGCGAGTAGCGATGTTCTTAACAGCTAATTTACCGGATGCTGTTCGATTAGCAGAATGTAAACGAATCTATGACAATATCAGCTTGCATAAATTCACTTTAGCGACTCCAATTATGGTGAACGCGATGACTAACCGCCCACAGACCTCAAGTTGCGTATTGATGACTGTAGGAGATCATACAGATAGTATTTTAGACATCAATCACAAACTTGGCGTAATGTCTAAAAACATCGCTGGGGTGGCTATCGATATTTCACAACTCCGCGCTCGCGGAAGCTTGATTAGTAATGGGGTAACCTCAGGTCCGGTTCCATTCTTAAAATTATTTGAAGCTACGGTAACCGCATTCAATCAGGGCGGCACAAGACCTGGAGCTCTTTGCATTTACTATCCGTGGTATCACCAAGATATTTTAGATTTGTTGGTATTGAAATCTAACGGGGGGACAGATGAAAACCGCGCTCGTCGTTTGAAATATGCGTTAAAAGTGAATGATATCTTTATTCGCAAAGTGGAAAACGATGAAGAAATTGCGTTAGTAAGCCCGCACGAAGCCCAAGATCTTTACGGATTGTACGGGGAAGAGTTTGAGAAAGCTTACCAAAAATATTTAGATGATCCGGCAACTAAGAAAATCAAAGCTCGCGAAGTTTGGAAATCTTTCTGTAAACAGAGAGCGGAAACTGGCAACATTTACTTATTCCATACCGACAACGCAAACAAAGTAAGTATGTTGAACGAATATATCGGTTCCAGCAACTTATGCACTGAAGTTTTCTTACCGTCTCGACCATCTAGCGATTTCGTGGATGTAAGAGTATAAGATAATCCAGTAATCTAAACAATCTCGAAGTTAACCGCGTAAGCGGAAGATTTCGAGATTTTTTTTATTTTGAAATATTAAAGTTTCGGTAACCGAAACCCAACAACTCTAAAATTTTTTTTTTTTGAATCGGGTTGATTTATTATAATAAACATACTATAATACATCCATATCGCGAACATATGGTCGAAGACCAATTTCGCGTGCATACTTTAAATTTCGGGAGAACATTATGTTATTTGCTGAATTCAGTGCTATTATTCTTATGATGGTCCTAGCTACGCTAGCCTTGATGTTTGCGTTCGGGGTCTTATTATTAGGTTGGTTGATCGATGTAGTCTTATCGATTGCTGATGATTTAAAATTATTGAAATCAAATGGAGATAAATCAAATGTCAAAAATTCTTAAAATTTCCGCTTTAGCGACTACGGTGGCCGGTTTAACTGGTTGTAATGAACCACAGCATCCAGTCTACGGGTTTACACAATTAGATCCATATCTAGCGATCTTTGTTGTGTTTGCGGTATTCGCAGTAGGTTCCTTCTTATGGGGAGTCTGGAGTATGATCGATTTCCGCAAGAATCTTACCAACCAAAGCTATCGTGGCGAATTCTTTCAGTGGGATAACACCGATACCAGCATCCCTAGCATCCCTAGCACCCCTAGCATCCCCAACTCTAAAGGAGTAATCAATGACGGCGAAACAAGATAAAATCTTTTGGACTGCGGCCCTTTGCGTAAGTCTTGTGCTTTCTTTGATTTGCTTCGGGTTAACCGAACTTTACATCTTCCTACTTTTCAAAGAACCGGGTAACCCAGAGATCTACAATTGGAAGACCGCTAGTATTGGCATTTTGGGTTGCTTAGCGTGCTGGTGGAGCTTATGGTTTGCTTATGATAATCTTAATAAAGTGAGCGGGCGGGGTTGATTTCTAATTTTAGATGGATTATAATATCTGTAAATTAACAAGGAGCATTAGGAGATTATTATGAACTCTGCAACATCCCCGGTTTACGAAAACGCAATCCAATTCATCAAAAACATCGCCAACGGCGAGGAATCTGATATTTTGGTAGACAATCAATTCTTAATGAGCTATCGCGAGTATAATACTCGAGTAGATATCACCATCTACAATGGTCCGGATTATGAGAAAAATTTCAGCACCAAGGCGGCAAACTTCGATCATTTCGATCGCGAAAGTTTCGAAAGATTGCTAGATACTTCATTGTTGAAATTCCTCGGAATCGATAAAAATTTCAAAATCAAAGTGGGTGGTTTCTCTCAAAACAACTTTGAGTTGAGAGATGCCCCGATTCCGGTTACAATAAATGATCTATTAGATCTTATCGATCAAAAGAAATATCGTTCATCCGATTTGGATATTTTTGTTAAGAAAGACGGTACTGTATCAATCACCGTCTAACATAGGAGTATAAATGTCCACACCAACAGCGATTACACCCGAACAGAAATTTGAGAGAATTCTCTTAGGTTCGCTGACAGCGAATAAAGAGTATTTCTCAAAAGTTCTGGGTATCTTAAAGCCGGAGTTCTTTTCGCAAGAGCGAAGAGATATCTTCAATTCTATTAAGAAACATTACAAGGAATACTCTCTACCTCCGAGTTTGGGTGACCTTGAAATGTCTATCAAAGACACCCAAAATCAAGATCAAAGAAATCGAATTTTCCAAGAACTCCAACAAATTGGAGAATTGGATACTTCGAAATACAATACTGATAAGCTATGCGATGAAACTTTATCGTTTGTTAAAGATGCTTTGTATTTGAAAGCGTTGGAGATTGGTAGTGAAGGTTTATTAACCAAAAACGACGATCTTAAACGAAAAGCAGAGCAGATTTTAGATGAACGAGCTAAAGTGAACATTGATAGTGACCTTGGTATTGAGTTCAGTGATGCCACCGCAGTTATAGATTATTATTCACAAGAAACGACTGGTCTTTTAACCCAACATTATTCGTTGAACGAAAGATTAGGACCTGGATTCCTACCAGGAACTTTGAACTTAATTTTGGCGCCTTCCGGTGTTGGTAAATCTTTAATGATGACGGATTTGATCTCCGGGTTTATCAAAGCTGGGAAGAATGTGCTGTTAGTAAGTTTAGAGATGTCTGCAGAAGAAGTAATGAAGCGCGTGCACTCGAATACTTTAGAAATGCCAATCGCGGATTTCGTTCCTAGACATTTCAACAAAGATTCGTTCATCAAAAAGTTAAACGAGGCTAAATTGAAAGGTTGCGGAACTTTCTGGTCTAAGGATTATCCGGCAAATAGCTTTAGCCCATTACAACTCGAAAATTTAGTAGATTCGTTTAAAAACGAAAAGAACTTATCTTTCGATATTGTATTCGTGGACTACATCGGGATCATGAAATCCGATATTATTTCGCCATCCGCAGGGTTGTATAGTTATGTGAAGTCCATTGCAGAAGAGACCAGGGCTTGCGCGAAGCGTCTAGGGATCCCAATATGTTCAGCATCCCAGTTGAATCGTCAAGCAACCAACAACCTGGACTCTGACAACTCTGCCGTTTCAGATTCTATGGGTAGCGTAATGACTGCGGACTTTTTGATGTTCTTACTTCAAACAGAAGAGATGAAAGAGAAGGGAGATATCATCTGTAAGATTACCAAAAACCGATATACTGGTAAAACCGAAACATTCCCGATGCGGGTGAATTACGAATTGATGAGATTCGAAGATCCGGAAATTCCAAAATCATTGGAAGCACGAAAAGAATTACGGGACGTCTTTGAGACTAACGTTCAACAAGTTGAGCAAATCTTGGAAGAGCATCATCGAATCGACAAGGAAAACGCGAAAGCGTTAGATCAAAAGATGCGTAAAGAATCGAAACCAACCAATCCCGTGAATCCGACGAATGCCTTAGAAGTCATTGACGAATGGGCTGGATTGTTTAATTAATTTTTTATAGGAGAAACTAAATGCAAATGTTACCGCAACACCAGGTCGCTTTAGCGGCTATTTTAACTCTTTACCGAGCTGGTTTAGAGAAACCAGAACCAGATGTTAAGTTCGATAAGAACACTTTCAATTTTACCGTAAACGGTAAATTCTTTGATGAAAATGAATTTCCGTCAAACTTAGGTAACCTAATTAACATTGGAGATATTCACCTTCTTCAAAAAGCTAAAATCCAATTAGATCAAAATCCATTATACTTTGTAGTAGGTAATCGAGTAGTTTGCACAGGCTCGCTGGAAGCGAATTCATTGGACACTTTAGCCGGTTTTGCTTTCCAAAATTTAGCTTGCTTTAAACGAGTGGAAGACGCAGAAGAAGCGTTACGTATGATCCAACGTTTATACAAAGCGATGTATCCGGTTAATAACGCGGTAGATCGCGTCACCATCAAAATGATCAAAGATCACCCAGATGCGAAAGAACCTCGTTGCGCTTACAACGGAACTTCCGCGGCTTTCGATATCGCGGCAGTAGAAACAGTAGAGATTCTTCCGGGTAACGACGCGGTGGTGCCAGTAGGGGTAAGATTGTCAATCTCGGAAGACCAACCGTATTATATGACCGTGCATATGCGCAGTTCGTTCGGATTTAAGAAGTCCCTGTTGAACCATATTGGAATCATCGATTCTTCGTACACTGGAGACCTTGGCATCAAAGTAATGAACCATACCAAATACCCGGTAACCATCAACAAAGGTGAATACTTTGCTCAAGTGTTGGTTCATAAGAAACCTCAAATCTTCTTTGAAGAACTCAATCCTTCGCAATGGGCGAAGTATGAGGAATCCCAACAGCGTGGTTCTGGTGGTTTCGGTTCATCCGGTAAGTAAAATTTAAAGAATTAAAAATCTCCACTTCGGTGGAGATTTTTTATTTTGAAATTTGAAAGTTTTGGTTACCAAAACTTTGAAGTTAGAATTTCAAAAGTTTTTCAAGAATTACACTTCAGTGTAGATTTTGATGAAACCGAAATGTGGATCGAAATGATATGTTTATTATAATAAAACCACATAATTTAAAAAATTTCGTTATCTTCGATTTGTACACTAAAGTGTAGAATTCGATTATTCGAATTTTTTTTTTTTGAACCGTTCAAGTTTCGGTGACCAAAACTCTGCAACTATGAAAAAAAAAAAATTTAAAAAAATTGCATAACGGGGTTGCCATCCGGGTTTGGATGCTTTATAATACCTCCCATAAGTTAATCAATTAACGCAAATTCAAATCACAGGAGATTCAAAATGAATAAATTACAAACCTTAGCTTACACAGTTATCGGCGCAATCTGCTTAGCGAGCGCTATCTCAACCGCTTACATTTTCACAACCGTTGAGCCTACGGCTAAAACCGCACAAGAAGAAGTTAAGTTAATGGATTTCTACAAAACCCACAATCTTCAAAATAATCAACGTTAATCCGGAGGATTGAATATGAAACTATCTGCAGTATACTGCACAGATCGACATGGTATTATTGGTCTCCGTGGGGAGAATACTAATTACTATCAACCAATCAATTCCAAATTGGATAAGCGCTGGTTTATACAACTTACTAAAGGTAAAACCGTATTGATGGGCGCGAATACCGCGAGAGCATTGGTCGAAGAGACTGGTAAGCTATTACCAAATCGCAAGAATATTGTCTTAACAACGAACAATGCGCTAGCTCGCAAACTGGAAATCATCGCTGCCGCGAATAACCAAGAGCTCGAGATTTGGAACCAACTCTACCATCTAAATGATTGCGCCCATCACCCGGATGAAGAAATTATCGTCATTGGCGGAGTTCATATTATTGAACAACTCCGTGATAATATCGATACTTGGTATGTAACGGAATTTGATTGTGATGTAACTACTCATCGTCCTTGCTACATGCGCAACGGAGAAACTGAGTTTACGCAATATCCGTTCATCATTTCGAATATCGGGTGGACCGCGGATAACTTCATCCAAGAAGGTTTCGAGCGAGTCGCTTACAGCGCATTTTCGGATGTTGACGAGTTTACTAATCTTCCGGTTACCGGATATTTTGTAGAATACAAACGCGTATAAAATTTCAAAACAATATATTAAGTACTGATTAACAATTATGAACAACAAACAAAAAGTGAAATTAGATTTTACAGACGAACAACTAACCAAATTTGATAACGCGGTAGATATTGCTTTCAGCAAAGGTTACCAAATCGAAAAATTATTCCAGCCACCTAAAATGGTTGGAGATACTTTGATTACTTACGTAGTAATGCGAAATTTGCAAGATGCAAATCAAGCATATGATGTGCTAGTCATGATGAAATTGCAAGGCGCAAACTGTGAAGTTTCGTTCAACCGACCACCGAAACCTGGAGAGTTTGGTTTAGTACCAATTCCATTCAAAGAGTTCTTAGCTCTTCCGGATGTGGAGTAATTGAATAACCTTTACCTATTGCATCGATAGATAAAAATTTCGATTTAACGCATTTTGGCGGGTGTTTTAATTTTAAGTTTCTATTATAATACATCCCATAAGAAAGAGAGATTAAAGTGATCTCTTAGGAAGAAAATTAAGGAGTTTATTATGAACACTACGGCAGTTACTTTAAATGACATCAACTTAGCAGTGCAAGATTTAGCTTCAAACGGCGGTTTTTTGAAATTTGATAAAGACTCATACAATCGTCTTTGCGTTATTAATATGCGCGTCAACGCGGAATTATTTGAAACTCATCGCGTATTAGGTCGTCGTTACGACGAACTTGACGCTGTAGATAGCGCGTTAGATTCGGTAACCGCGGAAGATGTTGAAGCTAAAGCTTTCTACGAAACTCGCAAAGCACAATTAGTTGTTTTAACTAACGAGTTAAGTGACAAGTTAGAAGAAATCAAAGATAATATGAAAACTCAATATGCAGAATTAACCGAAGAAGAATTCCAAGTTTTCGCGAAAGCGGTTGAGTGGAATGCTAAAAACGGCAAAGAACGTACTGGATTTTCAAAATAATAGTTGATTTTAGTTTTAAATGATACTATAATGATTATGTTGATTAGGAGATCATAGTGATCTCCATCATAGCACAGGAGAATTAAAATGGAAAATATCAACTTAGCAGACTTAGCAACCTTGGACGCAATCAAATTTGAATTAAATGCAGAAGGACAAAAACGCGCTAAAGGCGCGAGTTTTGAAGAAGGTGCAGAGTATTACGATTTATTCATTGGCGGATACTTAGATCCTTCTAAAATGTTAGATGATCCGGAGCAAATTCAAATTCTTCGCGCAGCGATGCGTATTGTAGACAAGTATATTTCAGCGGTTGAAGCATTCGCTGAAGAGTAATCGAATAAAGCCCCGGTAGTCTAAGGGATATGCATCTGTCTTCTAAACAGATTTAATGTAAGTTCGAATCTTACTCGGGGTACCATTTACACCCCAATAGCTTAATCGGTTAGAGCACCCGACTCATAATCGGAAGGTGTAGAATCATACTCTACTTGGGGTACCATTTTGATAAGCAAGAAACTAACTACAGCGAAGCTGGTTGCCGTAGTCGATTGAGGTGCTTAAGGTCTTTTCTTGAGATTCGGTATCCGCTCTCATAAGAAGATTAGACACTCCAGATTCAAATCTTTCAGAAGGTTTCCTACTTCTAAAAACTGAAAGGGGATTTGTCTTAGATGGTTTTAGCGTTGTGTAACCAAATACAACCCGGTACTAGATGAACCGTATCATCGACGCTTAGAATTTCATCCGTTGCGGTAGGGGCAAAAGAAATTCAAATTTTTAGCAAAAAAGTAGTTGATTTATGTTTTATAGTGTATTATGATACATTCCTTGATTAAAGTTTAGGAATTCAATATGTAATGGACTCTTAGTTTAAGTAGAATAGCAGCTAGTGCTGAAGATGCAGTAGGAACCATTATGTCCGAGCCTTGCCAAAAACGAACGAAGTTAAGACTTCTTAGAGGTGATCGGGTAATGAATCTGCAAGGGTCCGCCAAATTTAAAAATGCCTGAGTGGTGGAATTGGTAGACACGTCGGATTTAGATTCCGATGCTTTATAGCGTGAAAGTTCAAGTCTTTTCTCAGGCACCAAAGTTTTTAATAATCACAACTATAATTTGTAACTTAAGTCTCAGTGGTAGAGCTGTCCTGGTAAAGGATGATGGCGGGTGGTTCGACTCCTCCAGTTACGCTAATGTAGGTAGACAAAGTATGGAGCGTACGAGCTGAAATGTCTCGTTGTAGTTGTGATTCTTAAGAATTTTGAAATATTGGAAGATTGGCAGAGTGGTTTATTGCAACGGTCTTGAAAACCGTCGAATCTGAATAAGGTTCCGTGAGTTCAAATCTCACATCTTCCTCCAGAATTATCTAGTGAAATTAGCTCAGATGATAGAGTACCGATATCTACGCTAAAGCGTAGGACTTCGGAGGTGGGGAGTTTGAGTCTCCCATTCGCTAGACTTTATTAAAGGTGCTGTAGTTCAGTTGGTTAGAATGCTTGCCTGTCACGCAAGAGGTCGTGGGATCGTGCCCCATCAGCACCGCCATATTCAAACACAGGAGCAAATATGTACAACGTCGAAACTTACACGTACCGTGCACTATTCCAAACAGAAGAAGGTTACAAAGTTTTTAAATTTGTGACTGATTTTACAAAAGATGAAGTGATCGATCGTTTCGCGCAACTTGCGAATACGCACAGTTTGCGAGGTTTGATGGATGTGTTTGCTATGTACCCGCATACGGTGCATCATGTTAACTTATACCGCAACGCGGATGAAATCGCGTTTACTATCTTGCAAAACAATCGCGAATCTGTAATCTCGCAAGATAAGCCAATCTTCTGGGAAATCGATAAACAATACCGCGATTATGGTTCGTTAACAGAAAAGAAACCGGTAGATTTCCTGTGGGATAATAGCATGATGTATGCTCGTGTTAACGATACGTCGGATTGGATTAAGGTTACTGATTATCCAACAGAATATGCGGTAGAACGATATAAAGCCGATCAATTTGAAGGTTTCTTAAAGCAATGCTTACACGGCAAATGGTTCCATCAAGGTTCAGATTATTTCCAAGTATTGCGCGAACTTTTAGAATATTCGAATTATTCGCTGGAAGCGGTAGGTTTCGGAGAAACTGATGCATTGCTGTTGGATGAATTAGATGCCATATTACAACAAGAGCCGGTTTATGTAGAGTATGATCTCATTACAGTCCCAGATCCGTGGGATGATTACGGAGATGATTATGCTCATCAACTTCGAATTGTTCAGTTACCTGAATGGATGAAGTAATTCCGATGATTTAAAGGATAATAATGAATTACCAAAGGATTTATGACAATTTAATGAAGAAGCGTATCGAAAACCCTCCTACGGAGAAATTCGAACGGCATCATATTGTTCCTAAATCTTTGGGTGGCTCTAATAAGAAAGAAAATATTGTTAAACTCACGTACCGTGAACATTACATAGCTCATCTATTGTTGTGCAAGATCTATAAACCGAAAGGTGGTATGGATTATGCTAGGATGTTATTCGCTTTCAACCGCATGCGGTCCGGTAGAGATGGAACCCAAGTTAAGAACTCTAGAATGTTTGAGTATTTTCGTGAGGATTATATCAAGGCGCTTAGCGAGGTTATGTCAAAGGCTCAAAGTGGTGAAAAGAATTCCAATTATGGCATGACCTGGTACTATCACCCAGAACTTAAGATAAACAAAAAGTTTAAGCCTAGTGAGGAAATCCCGGAAGGTTTCTTGAGGGGGTTTAAAATCGAGAGGCATACCGAAAATGGCGTCGTTGGTGGTTTTGGCTACATCAGCAAACATGAACTGATGAAAATAAAAGAAGAGCGCATCTGTGAGGATTGTGGTGCGACAGTCATGCGACGTCGAATGTTTAACAGTACTCGATGTGATGCTTGCATCCGAGCACGAGTTGGTAAAAAGGTAAGCGATGCTCAACGCGTTCATGATTATGAAGCTCTTTTCGAAGAGTGGAAAGCTTCAAATTTATCTATAATGGAATTCGCTAAAAATAAAGGTATCGCAAACTCCACCTTATACGTTGGATGGAGAAAACGCGGAATCGATTATAAATCAGTGCTAGATGTGAGACAATAAATACTCTGTAAGTTTTTAAAGAATTAAGTCCCTATCGTCTAGTGGTTAGGACACCAGATTTTCATTCTGGGAACCGGCGTTCAATTCGCCGTAGGGACGCCAAATTCAATAGCGGGTTGGAGAAGTGGTATCTCATCGGACTCATTATCCGAAGATCGCAGGATCGTTCCCTGCACCCGCAACCATTTTAAACTCGGATTAGCTCAGTCTGGTAGAGCGCCGGTTTTGGGTACCGGAGGGCAAAGTTTCAAATACTTTATCCGAGACCACATTCAAACTTTCAAATCTTACACGATTTCGCTTTCGCGAGTACGCGTAGATTTTGAAGATCACAGATTATCTCCTGTGTAAAAACTGCTATAAAATAAGCGGAGTTTCAGTTGCTGATATCCCTGACTTGATAACAAATCAAGCTCATATAAGGCCTAGCAGTTCTCCGACCTATTACGCTCAATCGAGCGACTCTTTAAAGCTTCGAGGCGACTCGAGGCTTTTTATTTCCGATCAGATCCGGAAATCAAAAATAATCACAAATTTGGTAGAATTTAGTATTACATTTTATTATAATAAACAATGTAATCTTAAGTGATTAAAAGAAACCGAAAGGATCTAGAATTTACACTATAGTGTATGGTTCCAAATCTTTTCATAGACTAAGTATCCAAACAATAGAAGGAAACTCTATGACAAAACCAACAATTAATATTCAAACTTTAAAAGAAATCGACTCTAATACCGCAGCTGAGGTATTAGATTATATTCATAATGATCTTAAACTTTCATCGGAGCAATTCGAAAATCTTCAAGAGTATTTCAAATCGAAATATCCTAATGAGAATTTGTTAACTACTTTATTGAAGTTACGCGACTTAAAACCATTCGCGGCGGGCGGTAACGTTTTCGAATCTGGTCAAACTATCGATGAACCTACCCTTTTGTGTATGCGTTGGGTAGCTGGCTTAAAAATGGAAGAAGTGTTAGACATCTTAAAATTCGATCGCACAGACTCTAACTTAGTTCAAGATCTTTCCGTAGGAAATATCGGGACGGCTCAACGTTGGGCTAAGACGGTAACGGGCGATAGCTTAGAATGCGACAATGAAATGATGTGTGGTCGTTATGCTAAGCCTCCGCGTATCGCGACATTCCCAGCAAATGAACCTGGTACCAATTTAGTCCCTGTAACCCCGTTACCAGTAACCAAAATTTGCGATATTAGCTCGGTTTGTAGCCATCACTTCCTTCCTTATGGAACCTTGATCGGGGATGGGGCATATGCGATTATCAGTTACATTCCAGGTGATTTCGTTCTTGGCATTTCGAAATTACAACGCGTGGCAGATCATATCGCTCGTCGTCCAACGATCCAGGAAGATTTAACAAAAGAGTTATATCGCGCGGTAAGTGAAGCGGCGCAAACTCCGGATGTGTATGTTGGTATCTTCAATGCTAAACACACTTGTGAATATCTTCGCGGTTCCCAATCTAAAGATGGCGCCTTAACTACGGAATGGTTCGGTGGCAAATTCGAAGATAAAGAATTACGCGAAAGCGTATTGCGCACAGTTCATAAACGCTAAGTTTCGGTAACCGAAAAAATTGAGACCTCTTAGTCGAAAGATTAAGAGGTTTTTCTTATTGCTTTAATAGGTATAACCTTGTTGTGTTAAGTTAATGTCTCTATTATAATACCAACATTGAAATGAGATATTGAATTGCAGGAGAATTTAAAATGATTATCGAAATTACTACCAACTATGAAAACAACTATACATTTACTGCGGTTGAAGTGGCTAGCGCATTAGAACTTCAATCAAAAATCGAAGAGATTACAGGTGAAGTGGTTTCAGAAACAGAATTAGAAATCTTATGGAATGGTGAACACGGTACGTACACTTACGTAAGTAACATCACCTCAGAATTAGCCCAACCAATGTCTTGGATCTTCCGCAAAACTACCAAAGAAGCGTACAACGCTCGCGTAATGGAAGAAGTGCAATCTAAATTATTGAAATAGTCGGGAGTAGGAGCAGTAACAAATGGCTAAACACGCAAAATCATTTTCGGAAGTTGAACCAATTTCAAAAACTTTCAAAAACACACCAGTAGAGATTTATGTTCAAGGAGGATCCGGCGATCCACAAAACGACTTCTACGTTGGGTTTAACCATGTATTCTTCAAAGGTGAGTGCTTATACAACACTTTCGAGAATAAGAAATTTCTATGTATGGATATTATGCTTACCGCAACAACTCCATTATTAGAAAGAGTTCCGGCTACTGAAGTCGTTAAAATGGTAGTAGATGGGGAGCAATATTCTATCAACGATCCAGAATATGTGCATAAGCGCTACGTTTGGGATTCTGAAGATTTAGAACTTTCTAATCTTGGTTATGTTCGCGTAGGCGACATTGTCAAATTAAAAGATAGCTTCCACTTATGCGTGGGTACCTATAACGGTGATTACAAACTATTAGATTTAGAAGATTTAACTTTGAACAATCTTGGTTGGGTTTATGTTCACGAAAACGCAGAGATCTATCAACACAAAACTTTATGGGAGCGCGAGGTAAGCGTAGTAGGTGAGTAGAATATGAAATTTATTATAATCGACAAGTTCCGAAATCAACAAGATCGCGATAAGTTGGTTGATGCTTTGCAAACAAACTTCGGGGAGGTTGTGGTATTAAGCTTAGGAGAACTCCATGATTTTCAAAATTTAGCTTCTCAGCTAAAACAGGAAATTTGGAATGATGAAGTCATTCTCCAACGAGTTTTGGTCACCAAAATTAAGACGGATGAAGAAACAGAAATTTTCCAACGGGATTTGGAAGATTCACAAATTAACATTTTGATGGATTATTACAAACAACGTCTAAAAGACGAATTTGTAGAGATTGTGGATTTAAGAGTGTAAGTGTGTGAGCGGATAAGGAGATATTATAATGAAACCTAATTTTAAACCAAATTCAAAAATTACCATAGCGGTAGCAACTTCGGAAGATTTGAAAGATCAGATTGTTTATGTTAACAAAAGCACACTAAGCTATGATCCGTGTAATACCAAACGCTTTCGCATTATGCGGGATGGCGTAATCTTAGATCGAGCAGAGCGCGTATGGGATGATCTATCCGGCGTTGAATTCGAATCATACGATATTCATTTCATCACCAGTGAAGATTTAATGGTTATCAAACCGGAAAACGTTAAAGTCGGCGACTTCATCGATTCGCCTTACGGTTTGTTCTTAGTATTATCTGAAGATTGCACAGAGATGCTAAACGTCAATGAAGTGAGCTTTTGCACTTCGAATGCGGTCGATCTTTTATCTGAAGCTTTCGCTGAAAGCGAAGTTTCAAGATTTTAAAAGTTGAATTTATTTTGATAGTAGTATAATATAGTATTTTAACACTAAATTTAAATTAGGATTATACTATGTTAAGTAAGGAAATTTTAAACGAATGCCTAGAATCTGGTAAATTCTTCTGCCTCAAGACTAACCAAGTAGTCGATGAAAAGCCGAAGAATCGCGCGGTTTACGATTCTGAGAGTTTTCCGATTTTATTCGAATTAGTAGCTAACGGTGATTGTTATCCGTTAAAGTATGCAGCGGTGTTTGGTAAATCATCAGCGAGCTTTATGATTTGGATCAGAACATACGCAGGAAAGCATAATTTTAACGTACCTGATATTCGTATGATCTATCACGATCAAATAATTGAAGCCACTGAGGCTACTATGATGGAACGTTATAATTGTCGCCATAATTGGGCTAAAGGTCCTTTGCGCGATGAACTGGAAGCTAAATGGTTGGAAGAATTAGGTGCAACAAGCCCGCTTGGTTCGCCGAAAATTCAAGAAATGATTGCGGAAACTAACCTCAAAAATATTGGAGTTCGTAGGCCATTTCAGTCACCAGAGATTCAGCAGAAGGTTACGGATACCGTAATGGATCGGTATAAGGTTAAGACCACTTTACTCGAACCTAATACGATGGCTAAGATTAAAGCAATTCACCAAGTGAATCGCGGTGTTGATTACCCATTTCAATCGGATGAAATTCAACAAATGTGCCGTGAATCTATGATGGAAAATTGGGGAGTTACATCGCCACTCCAGCATCCCGATATAATGGCTAAATTTTGCGAAACGATGACTGCTAATTGGGGTGCACCTTATTCCGGTCAATCGAAAGAGATTATCGCAAAGCAGTTGGAAACGAAAGCTAGTAATGATCCGCGTTACGCGAAACTTTTGGAATTTTACGAACAAAAAGAGCGCGGTGAATTAGATGTTGATGAAGTAACTAGATTTTTGCTAGAGAATTACTCACCGGGGCAAGCCTTAGATCATCTAACCGCTCTGGAACTTCGCAAACCAGTTGAATTTATGACTGAAATCAAAGTGAAGGTATTGCTGGAAGATTTAGGAATAAACTTTGTTCATAATGCTCTAAGCGTTCATGGTGTTCGCAAGAATAACGGTTATTATGAGTTAGATTTCTACATTAAGGATATTGTCATTCCAGGTTACCCGAACGGTTTAGGAATTGAAATCAACGGTCTCCAAAATCATAGCGTAAACGCTAAAGCTATGGGTAAAGGTGATAATACGCCAATTGATTTTCACTTTAACAAGTTCAAGAAGTTCCACGACAATGGAATTTTGATGATCTCATTTACGGATCATGAACAAGAAAAATTCGAAGAAATCTATTGTAATTTGATCAAATATCATTTAAAATTTATGACAATTGATGAATTGAAATCTTCGATTACTCCGGAATTTCTGGAGTTCAACGGTATAGAAAATATCGAACAATCACTGAACTATGGATTGTTTGATTCTAGCAAACTTACAAACGATTTTGAAAATCACAAACATCAAAGATTCATTAAACAGTATGAGTATTGGGATTGTGGTATTATTAAGCAATAGGAGAAACAAATTATGACTAAATCTACCGACATCATTGAAGGAATCTACGAGATCGATAAACAGTTCGATTTCAGCTACGGGCATCGCGTATTCTCTCAAGAGTTAGATCCGGAATTATCAATGAATAGCCTCACGAAATGTAGATGGATTCATGGACACAATGGCCGCTTATTAGTGGGTCTAAAAGCGGAAAACTTAGAACGTGGTATGGTCACCGACTTCAAAAACTTAGAATGCATCAAAGTTTTAGTAGATGATGTATTAGACCACAAGTTCATTGCAGGTTTTGAAGATCCGTTGTTCGACGAGTTATTCAACAACTCGAAAGAAAACATTCAATGGGATGAATATGATTTGGGTCATGTACATCCAGCTCATATCGATGTGGTGTGCGAAGCACAAGAATCCGAAGAAATGAAACGAGCCATGCGCGACAAATTAGAAGGTTTAGTAGTAGTGAAATTTGTCCCTACTAGTGAAAATCTTTGTAAGATGTTCGCAGATATCGCTGGTAAGCGTTTAGCGAAGATTTTCGGGGATCGTGTTTCGGTAAGTTATGTAGATTTCTGGGAAACGCCAAAATCTCATTGTCGTTTTACCTTGAGCCCGCAGGGCTCTACTAGCGCTCCGCGCACTGTACGTTCGGCTAAACTGATTGGTTAATTTGGAGGCATCGAATGAGTTATAGCGATGGTGCCCGAGGATCTAACAATGGTCGCTGGGCTGATTTAGACAAATCTTTAGAAGTTCGCCGCACCGGCGACTCTGTATGGTTGCTAATGTGGAGAGATTATACCCACTCCGCATCTGGGCATAATCGAGCTATCAAGGTTATTGATGGTGAGAAAGGTCGAATTGTAAGAACACCGGAATATCTTCAAGCGGATGAAGTTTTTGAAGTTCCTAATGGCTGGTCTTACTTTATTGATAGCATCGAGGATCCAAACCTGCATGAAGTCGATTTCGAAGAATACCAAGTCGGAGACTTAATCGTTCGCGATTCAGATGTTTTAGTGATCGTGGATGTATACGACGATGGAGATATCTACGCCTACTCGATGTCCGAAAAGACCTCTTGCGTGGAGAATATCGAAGATTTGTTTTCCAAGAACTGGAAAGTCATTTCTTTGGATGATCTAGTGCTGTAAGCGCGGATTCGTTAATTTTATAATACAATTGTACAATTTGCTTATAAGGAGCACAATATGAAATTTGATTATGATCAAGACGCAACATTCGTTCAAGTGGCGGAGCCTGCAAAATTTATGATGGGTTTAGTGGATTTTGTTACTGCGGTCGAAATCCCAAAACAATTCGGCGAAGACTTCCCTAAAGTAATCCTCGCGTACCGCGATCAATCCGAAGGTAAGAAACTTAATCTTCGCCCAGATCTCCGCGAAAAGGTTAACCAATTAACCGAATTTTTAGTTGAACGTTCTCGCGTAGTGGATGGGGTGGATCAGCAAGAAGCGTTGACAGGGTTCCCAACTCACGAAGATCAAGTTAAAGAGCAACTTTCTCCAGTTTTAGACGCGTTAGCAGAGCTTGGTATCCCACAAGATGCGTTAGACAAAGCGGTTAAATTTACCGCAGTGGTAATGGAAACCCTAATTGACCTTACCGGTGATGAAGAAACCGCGTTGGAAGTTTACGATCAATTAGATCCGGCTTTTGCCCCGCTTGCTGTTCTTGCGTACCGTAAACAAGCCGAAGGCTACTTCTTTGCTGAGGGTGAATTGGAGCCGGAAATCCACAAAGAAGTGGATCGTTTAACTGAAATCCTAGCGGATTTATCTCGCGAGCAAGATGAAGAATTCTGCGGCGAAGATTGCGATTGCTGGCATGAGTTGGATACCCACGAAGATGAATTACCACCAGAAGTGAAAGATCGTTTAAATCGATTGGTAGATCGCTTGGTTGAAGCTTTCGGTGAAGAACCGGAATCGCAAGATTCGCACGATCATATCGACCACTACGAAGATTACCGCGTAAACGCGAAACAATGGCCTTCAGAAGATCGCGAAGATCAAGACTCGGAAGATCTTGATGAAGCGGCTTGCGC